TGTAACCGTCAAATAATCCCTCGTGAGAATTGTCGCTATCTATCGCGATATCTCGATATCTACAAAAAAGGCTCAGAAGTATCCGGTCAAACGGTACCACTGAGTCTTTTTGTATAAGGCTGTTATCGGCAAAGCTTCTGTAGCTGCTGATTCCATGGCGCAAGCATATCCAGGAAGTCACAGGAATACCGCCCACCAGCGCAAGGCATTTGCTCCAGCAGGTATTTCAGATATTTGTATGGATCCAGTCCGTTGGCTTTCGCCGTTTCCACAATGCTGTAGACTGCAGCACTGGCTGTGGCTCCGTTCGGCGTATTGCAGAACAGCCAGTTCTTCCGGCCCATCACGAATGGACGGATGGCGTTTTCATCCAGATTGTTCGAGATCGGAATCCGTCCATTCAGCAGGAAACTGCCGAGAATCTGCTTCTGGCCGGTGGCGTAGCCTACTGCCTTGCTCAGCGGTGAATTCCGCAGCGCGTCAATGCTGCTGCACCATGTCCAGAATGCTTCCAGCACGGGTCGGCTTCGTTTTTCGCGTTCCGTCTGCCGTTCTGCCGGAGAAAGTCCTGCGAATTCACGCTCCAGCATGAACAGTTTTTCGCAGAATTCAAAGCCTTCCTTCGCTTTGCTGCCCTGTGCCTGTTCTCCGTTCGGATCGCTGCCGGGAATTGCTTCGAGAAATTTCCGGCGCACATGTGCCCAGCAGCCGCAGCGGGTTCCGTTTGTTACCTTGCTGTACCCTGCGTAGCCGTCCGTGACAAAGTATCCATCATACCCTTCGAGGAACTTCTTTGCATAGTCCCCGGAGCGTCCCGGCTGGTAGTCGAATAGAACAATCTGCTTCTCTTCATGTTCACCGCTCCGGTAGGCCCACATGTAGGACTCGCTGGTCGGCGTCCTTCCCGGCTCCTTCAGCACCTGTACTGTGGTTTCGTCGCAGTGCAGAACACTGCTCTTCAGTAGTTCCGTTTTCATATGCTTCCATAGCGGGGCAAAGTAGTCTCTGTCAACCGCCAGCACCCAGTTCGCCAGCGTTGCACGGTTCATCTTAAGGCCTGCTCTCTCCCAGTCCTGCACCTGCCGGTACATCGGAATGGCCATGACATATTTGTCGTACAGCACCTGTGCTACAGTACTGGCGCTGGCTATACTGTGCTTCAGTACGGGATATCTGTGTCCCTCCGGAACATCTGCCTTTACGAGAACCATTCCCGGTCTGTTTTCACATTTGGCACAGACATCCATGTCCGCACGTTCACAGCCTTCACACTCCGGCATACCATCTTCACAGCCGCGGCAGGCGTAGGTCGCGCGGTAATACTCGTGAACCTTTACCTGTGCAGGAATATATTCGCACTCCTTGCGGATATACTCCCTGCCGATTTTCTCAAGGGCATGTCCGCAGCGGCGGCAGACCTGCTCTTCTGCCGGGAGCTCGTATTCATGAATCTCCACCGGCAGCCCGTCCAGCAGTTCCTCACGGCTGCGTTTCCTGGCTCGCTTGTGCGATTTCACTTCAACCGTGCTTTCTGGGAGCGCTGTCGGATCTTTTGCTTTGGCGTCCGCTGCATCCTCTGCTTCGTTGAAGATGCTCAGCTGTTCGCAGTCCGCCGGGAGCACAGTCAGCGGCTTCTGTTTTTCGCTCTTGCTCCCGAAATGTGCCTTCTGCAGATTACGGTACATGGCGCTCATATTTTCCAGACGATTCTCCAGATACGTTATGTACTCCTTCGCTTCGGGCGACAGCGTTCTTTCGTCCGGACGTTCCATGACACCGCCTCCTGCGTCTTTTTCTTCCAACTCCATTATATCACGATCCGGCAGACAGAACAAATGACCGGCGCGCAGCAGCACCGGCCAAAATTCGAAAAGTATTAAATCTCTGTGTCACACCAGATCTTTGGCACTGACATTTTTGTGCGCTTTGGGCTGAACGATGCTCAGGCCTTCCATGAGCCAGCGATACTGCTGCGGGGTAAGTTGCTGCACTTCTTCACGGGTACGCGGCCATTGATAGCGACCGTTCTCCAGACGTTTGTACAGCAGCACAAATCCGTCTCCGTCCCAGAACAATGCCTTGAACCGGTCGCTCCTTTTGCCGCAGAACAGAAAGACTGCCTGCTGTCTGGGATCCAGTCTGAACTGCTGCTGCACCTGCGCTGCCAGTCCGTTGATTCCACGGCGCATATCTGTGTATCCGCAGGCAATATATATCGCGCCGATCTGACTCAGATCCAGCGTCTTCATCTCAGCATCTCCAGAACCTGACGCAGCAGCGTTACGTCCGCTCCATTCCGGATTTCTATGCTCCATTCGCCTTTGCGCAGAATGATCTGCGCAGCTTCAACAGCGTCCGCCTGTTGTGCTTCGCGATATGGAACCGGTTCGAAGTTTACTGGAACCAACTGCCTTTCTTCCGCCTGGATCATCTGCGATCCTATGCTTTTCACGGGCAGTTTTCTGCTTTCCTGTTCCCATACCAACCTCTGCCGACGATAATATGTCGCAACCGGCATACTGTGCTCTCTGCACCATGCCGCTACCGTCTGACCGCTATTCCGGCAGTCATGTACCATTTCCCGCCACTGCTTCAGTATTGCTTCACGTTTTGCATCCTGTAGTTTCATCCCATCCGCCCTCTCATGAGAGTTAGCGCTATCTCTCGCTATATCGCGCGATTCTATTATCTCATGGGAATTTTCGGCGCGGGGAGACGGGGGATTATTTGACGCTTACCATTATCTCGATGATGGTGGTGTCTAGTAACTATGGCTAGAATAAGAACCAATGCGATCTTTCTTTTACTTCATCTCATCTATGATTAAAGCCACTTTGCAGAGGAGCAAAGTGGCTTCTTTGAGTGCGCCCGGCGGCGCACGTTTCTAAAGGGTGAAAGACCCGAATCCGCCCGGTAGCGGGAAGGAGATAGCCGAAGGCAAGGGGGTCCCTCGTGAGGCGGAATCTGAAGGAAGCCGGATGTGGGGAAAAAAACTCACGGGCAAACCTCTGGCCTGACGAAAAGAAACCGCATATAAGGTTATGCATGAGGGTAAGGCTGCTCAACAAGACGAAGCCCAATAGCTACACGGAATCATGCGTGATAGATGCGGCAGGTAGATGGAGGGAAAGAAACGTGTGGGACCCGGGGAGGTCTGCGCGGAACGCGCCGAAAGGCGTAACCACAGCCATAAAAGGAAAGCTGTGCTGAACGCGCAGAAGTCAGCCGAGGCCATAGTACCTTGTGGGGAAAAAACAAGGGAAGGGCCGAACCAATACAGCCGGAGTAACCGGGGAAAGGAGAACTGCATGAAGAGAGCAGAAAATACCGAAAGTAGCTGCCTGCAAATGAATAGCACGGAATGCGAAGGGTATGCAGGAGCGCAGAGTGCGGTTAAACCGGAACGAGGAGAAACGGAAAGCAGACAGCCGAAGCTGCTTGAGGCGATACTGGACAGGGATAACCTGAACAGGGCGTACAAGCGAGTGAAGGCGAACAAGGGAGCACCGGGAGTAGACGGGATGACCGTAGAGGAGGCGCTGCCATGGCTCAAAGAACACGGGAAGGAATTGCGGGAAAGTATCCGCGAGGGGAAGTACAAGCCGGAGCCGGTGAGGCGGAAAGAAATACCGAAGCCGGACGGAGGAGTACGGAAGCTGGGGATACCGACGGTGAAAGACCGGATCATCCAACAGGCGATCGCTCAGCAATTGACGCCGCTGTATGAACCGAAGTTAACGGAAGGGAGCTATGGATACCGACCGGGAAGAAGCGCACAGGATGCGATCTTCAAGATCCGGGGATATGCAGAGGACGGATATGAATGGGCGGTACTGCTCGATCTGAGCAAGTATTTCGATACGCTGAACCATGAGAAACTGCTGAACATCCTGCGGGAGACCGTGAAGGATGAGCGGGTGATACAGATGATAAAGAAGTATCTGAAAAGCGGAGCGATGGAGAACGGCGTGAAGATCGCGACGGAAGAAGGACGTCCGCAGGGAGGCCCGCTGTCACCGCTGCTAGCGAATGTGTACCTGAATGAGTTTGACATGGAATACGAGAGACGAGGGGTACCGGTAGTGAGGTACGCAGATGACATCGTATTGCTGTGCAAAAGTCAAAGAGCAGGGGAACGACTGCTGAAGAGCAGCATCCGCTATCTGGAAGGGAAACTGAAGCTAAAGGTGAACCGGGAGAAAATCCATATCGCAAAGGTAAACGCGACGAAGAAGTTCAAGTTTCTGGGCTTCTCGTACAGTAAGGGAAAGGAAGGACTGTTCATACGAGTCCACCCGAAAGCCCTGCTGAAAGCGAAGAACAGGCTAAGGGAACTGACGAAGCGGAACCGTGGAAAGAATGTCAGACAGGTCATGAAAGAAGTAAAACAGTACATGACAGGGTGGCTGAATTACTATGCGACAGCGTCCATGAAGCAGAGAATGCGGGAATGGGACGAATGGCTGCGGCACAGAATCCGGGCATATATCTGGAAGCAATGGAAGAAGCCAAGAACCAAACTGAGAAACCTGATGAAGCTGGGCGTACCGGAGTACTTCGCGCAGATGGCGGCGAACAGCAGGAGAGGATATTGGTTTACGGTAGATACCGGAGCCGTGAAAAGAGCGATAACAAATGAAAGACTCGCACGCGCAGGGTTCTTTGAACTCTCCCCGGCATACGAGTCTATTCAGTCTGCTTGTATTGGACGCGCCGTGTACCGAACGGTACGCACGGTGTGGTGAGAGGTCGGGAGTTAATCGCCCCCTCCTACTCGATCGATCTGAAATGGATAGCATCTATCTATAATTAAGTAAAAAAAGTATTATTTGCACATATACATTTCTTCTGGTACTGTCTACATATATTATACCACCGAATTCTCTCTCTATTCGGTATACTCCAATACGGGTGCCAGAAGATCGTTTGGCTTAATTGACCTGTTTCAGGTAGTATGCCTTGAAGCAATGCATTTAGTTAAGACTACGATTTTTCTGTTTGCAACTCGTAGTTTCACATAATCTTCCAATTCATGAGCAAAAACAAGGGTGTTACAGCATCCTTCTTCGCGCATGTGATATATTTCAGTTTCCCAACGGTGCTGATCGTCTTCATCTAACGGTAATCCATTTTCGAATAGTTCCTTTTGAATAGTCTGATCCTCAGATAAAGAACCACCCTTTTCTGCTTTTTTTATATCGAGCATAATAAAATTACGAACTGTCGATAATCCAGTGTAAAGAGCAACAGCCTCATTAAAGGTCCACTGAGATTTGGGTTTCTCGTAAAACTTGGAGTCAACCTTTTTAAGAGGCTTCGCTTGTAAAATTGCGACCATCAAAGCGCCAGCAACTTTGTATCTATTCAACCTACCCGATGGATCTTTCATATAATGGTTTTTTGCATGTACTCTTGCTTCTTCATAATAGTTACGAAGTTGCACCTTAACATCATCGGGTAAAAAGACTAATCCACCATAAGTCCTAACTAAATATTCACATCTGGGCTTTATGATTTTTTCCCATGTCTCATTAAACTGCCGTTCAGTCATTATAACTCCTACGTCCAATCATATTTATTTCTCTTCGGGCTGATATGAAAGTTCTTGAGCAAATTCTAAGGTTTCACCATAATCCTCGTCGCTATTGCTAAGTTCAGGGATTACAGAAACATCTCGTGTAGAACTTCTATTTATGGGTAACGAAAAACCAATAATGATAACCGCGATGATTAAAGCAATAAAAAAGAAACTCATGATTTTCCCCCCTGACCTACATTGGCGGAATGAATACTCTTTGGACGATTGAAATATCCCCTAGCAGTATTTCGGCTCTGAGAATATACTATGCGAAGGGCATAGAACTTTTTCAACATAAAAAGTGCAGGAGAGATCATCATTAGAATTTTTAAGCCAAACGAGACATATCCTTGAACCTCTGCCGGGATTTGTGAAAATAAATCAACACCATTAGATTTAAACACATACGCACTTCCAAGAAAAAGTAAATATAATATTCCTGAAATCATCGCTAAACGATCAATTGTGTACTGCGATGAATTGTAGGCTGTAACGTGTTCAAAATCTTCAATCACATCAATTACTAAAGGTGTCAAATAGAGCACAACAACTAAAATCATAGTTGTAAAACTCTCAGACCATATAGCAAAGAAATGCGATACCAGACCTAACACAGATATAAAGAAAAGCCACACCGAGGACGAAAGTGATCTATTACGCATGTTCAACATCCTGTCAAGTATTCTATCTTTACAATTATTGTATCAAAAGATTGGGAATAGTACAAGTAGTTGATATACCATATCTTGTCGTTTTTTTTATTTTTAAGTAAATATTTATTGAATTCAAAACTCATGAAGCATCTAGTTCACGGTATCGCACTGAGGATTGTAGGCGTCCTATTAAACTCAGTTATGCGTACAGCACCGTATCATTTATAAAGTGAAGTACGGGCTTCCGTCCGTAATCACCGTAATCTTTTCCTCCGGAGTATTTCATAGTGTGGGTGCAAAGTCGGCCACTTTCTCATCGCTGCTTTTCAGCTGTTTTGAGAAGAAGTGAGCATTTTGCGCTGCGAGGTACGGCTGGCACATTCGTCCTCGATGGCCTTGCACCGATCAGCGGCATCCTGATAACGCTCTGCCAGCGCATTGCTATTTGCATTATAATATCAATGACATTTTCCTGAGAAGAACTTTGTTGATATTATTCCGATAATGAGATATACTATTACCAAGAAAAGTAACCAGATTGCACAACACCATTCATGACAACACCCCAATGCCATCTTCACGGAAGGCAAACTGTCAGCGATCTTACTCTACGTTGCGCTGATTTATAATAGGAGAAACACCATGTTCAATAACAACGAACATTATACATTGATTGATCCGAGGCTGATCAAGGGAATCGAGAAAGTTCAAAAACTAGCTTTATGGAACAGAAGAAACATGATAGAACAAAATTCCTACATCGAAACCGCAAAAAGAATTGCAGAAGTTCAGCTTCAGATAGAATCCGGTGTATCGCTTGAAGAGACAGTTTTTCAAGATTTTTATTCCAGACTGTGTTATAGAATGTACTATTGTGAATATAGTTTGCATGTCTACAAGCACGTTAATTCTTATGTGCTTATAGATCCATTGGTAGAACGCTTACTCCTTGTATTGGCTGCTATTGAAGCCGATGTGTGTATTCCTGTATGTATTGAAAGTGATTATCTTCATCGGAAACTGGATTCTGATGTGTTAGAGTATAAAAGGGAAGTGAAAAGGAAAAATAGTAATCTTTGGATAAGAACAAACCAAATTATGAAAGATATTAATACAATTCTGTGCAATATAAGCGTTACCAATAATTTGGAATATGACCAGCATGGTAATTGTTGTAGATTGGATGAGGATATAAAATGTCAGATTGCGCATGTATATCATGAAAAACTAATGGAGTTTGATGATAGCGCCAATTTTTACTCCATAGTACAAGAAAGAATACACGGGATAAGAAAACGTGGAACCAAATATTCTATACTCGTTAACTGGAAAAAAGATCCTTACACAAATTCAAGTTTAGACGGAGCAGTTAAAGGAACACGAAGAATGGAAGTGATAAAAAAGGGCACCTGCATTGATCGCATTGGTAATGCTCATGGTAGCTATTTTTGTCCTCTTGATTCAAACGGAATCCCTTTTCCTTTGAGACAGAGGGCTATAGGAGCAGTGTTAAAAAACGAAGATTTTCTAGAAGAAAACTCCTGTTATCATAGATATTTACTCCTAAAGGATTTTACGAGACAGAATTTTCAAATTGCTATTAAAGAGTCTCCATACAATGAGGTAGCAAAGCAGGTTTTATTTTGCAAATTAGATGCTTATTATTGGGATGTTGCCTCCACCGATAATAAATGTGATCATCCAGGCGAAGCCTACGGCGATCAATATAGTGATGGAATCAAAATAGGAATAATTGACAATATGTTTTTTGATGATGATGGAGGGGCAATCCAATATATTACTCCATTTTCAGCTAAGCAGCTAGAAATTATGTACATGATTAAAGAAATCGAATATTACGTATGAAATAAACAATACCCCCAACTCATTTTGGGAATATTCCAAAGAGAGTTGGGGCGTTATCAACGTGATTTATACGGTAGGTATATGAACAATCACACATGTAGACTTTTAGAAGATCAGGACAGAATAGTGTATTCCTGCAGCCAGAGTTCTTGTTGGCCGGAAATGGGTTTGGGCTTACCAGTAGAGAAGGAATAGGCAGGACGGCGAAGCCAATCTTTGACAAGAATGATATTGCCTTCGGTCTATGGCTGTTCCTGATACTATAGCTTTTTTACCTTCATCACGCCAACGTTGCCCGTTGCGACGCTGTACAGCCGCAGCTTCGGGCTGTAGCGGTCATCGACTTCAAGAACCACATATACCGCCCGCTCACTTTCACAGACGGTCAGAGGCGTGCCTATATGTTCTGCCTCAAAGCGGAGGCAATCAGCCAGCGGAAGCTCCTCTTCAGGGCTGTTCTGCTCCAGCTGCCGAAGGATGGCAAGGTGCCTCTCCTGTGAGGGCTTCACATGGGTCTTGGAAAAACGGGATTCACCCTCGAGAAACTGCTTGTACACGTTCAACAGCTTCCCGGGCGTACCAAACTCACGGAAGTAGTCAAAGCGGATCAGAATATCGATTGCGCGGGAGTCAAAAGCGGGATTCATGGTCATATCATACAGCAGGTCGGTGAAACAGGCATACTGATTATTCCGCATGCGGTAGAGGGCCTGAGCTACGCGCTTTCCGATATGCTTGATGGAGGTTAGGGCATCGGAGATGGTGTTGGCGTCATGATCGAGGTAATAATCCCGATTGTCCTGACGGAATCGACAGGGTGCGACACGAATTCCGAATGCACGTTTCATCTCGGCTTTGACCTGCGCAATGCGATCCTTGTCGCCCTTGTCGGCATAGCCGGAGAGGAGAGTTGTGTAGTATTCCTACGGGTGATGCGCTTTCAGCCATGCGCCATAGAGGGAATCAAGAGCGACGCAGACAGCGTGCGAGGCGTTGAACAAATATGCCGTGGCATCGTTAATGATTGTCCAAACCCTTTCTGCGGCATCGGCATCACCGGTGTATGAAGTGAATCCAAGCAAAAACTGTTCCTTCAGCTTCAGAACCTTTTCAGCTTTCTTTTTGGAAATAGCTTTGATTGCTGAGTATGCTTCGGGTGCTGTAAAACCGGAGACCTGCAGTGTCTTCATGATTTGTTCCTGATACAGAATGAAGCTGGAGGTCATATCTCTTGTCTGGATTAGCTTATCGAAGGCAGGAATACCATAGTCGAAGTGTCTCCGATCCAGAAATGTGGGTAGCATGGACTTGAAGGCCGGACGGACTGCTGCGACAAAGGCTGCAAGCTCCGTGATGTTCTTCGGCTTGTACCGCATGACCTTTTCGCGGGTCTTTTCCTGCTCTACCTGATTGAGCCCCATTGTGTAGCCTTCGGCATACATGCGCCAGGTGTCGCGATCACCGCGTGTCATATCCAACAGTTCGTTGACATTGGGCTGTACCATGCCAATCCGTTGAAAGGCTTGTTGGTTTGTGCGGCATACTTCCACCAACTATATGTCATTTTTCAGATATCCATACTGTTCGGATGTTGCGCCGTCGATGAAAGCAGCGAATACCGGCTGCTTTTTTCCTGTCTTGCTGTTGATACGTATGACGCCGATCTCGCGGCGGATATCTTCAATGCAGAGAAGATAAGCGCAAGGATGGGGAGAGATGGAGTCGATCATGCCCATGTAGCGCTCGCTGGCAGCGATCAGATCGCGGAACTGATCGGGAACGAAGTCAGCCAGATCGACTTCTTCACCTTCATCCGCATACCTGACAGCAGTTTCATAGGCTTTCAGCTGATTACCTATCTCATTGGCTGTCTCAAAGGGAATGTTCGCAGCTCGGCAGTACATTTTCCATGCGGAAAGGCGTTTCAGCGTACCGAATGCGACCATAGGCGCCGCATGCCATTCACCAAGGACTTCCAACTGTGCCTGTTCAAATGCTTCACGGTTGGCAACGTTCATATCGATGTCAGGAAGAGAGCCGGACAGGATACGGTCGGCAGAAATAAAGCGATCGGGGAACATTTCTACCGGTATGGCAAAACGGTCGATGGACGACAAGCCCAAAAGCGAATTGGTGTAGTAGCTGGGTGCGCTGCCTCTGCCGGTCTTGGTGATGACGCCGCCTTTTTCAACAGCACGGCGCACAATTTCATGGTCAAGCAGGAAGTAATCGCTCATGCCGGTAGAGGTGACGGTATCAGCCTCATAGCGAAGTCCATCCATGCGGATTGCTTTTTCTTCATCAGACATGCCTGCGGTCTGACGTTCAAACTCGCGGAGAATCAGTTCCATATACTTCAGATTCCGCTGTTCCTGTGTCAGATTCGGAAAGATCGTCGGGAGCTTCTTGCTCTTGTCGAACACGATATCCTCGAAGGTCAGAAAAACATTGGTATTTTCTATAGCTTCGCGGATCTGGGCATCGGAGAGCACCCCCTGCTCCTGAAAGCGCCGGAAAGCTTCGGCTCCGGAAGGATAATCCATATACCAGCCGCCTTCATCCTCATAGCGGATGTGATTTGCTTCCAGTCTGTGCTCGCGCAGCGCAGCGTCTTCCGGATAGATGAAATGGCTGTCCGTTCCCATGATCAGGGGGATGCCATGTGCTCGGTATAGCTTCAGAAGGAAGCGGTTGAGCTCCTTTTGCTTGTCGGTGTCGTGGTACTGCACCTCCAGCATGAAGCTGTCGCGGAAGTGTGCTGCTATGCGCAGGATCAGGCGCGTTGCCTCCTCTTCGCCATACTTGAACACGCCGGCGATGCAGGCAGTGGTGACGAATACATCCTTGGGGTCCAGAGAAAGCAGCAGCTCCAGATCAATGCGCGGACGATAGTAATAGCCGGAGATGTTGGCTTCGGATAGGATGAAGTTCAGATCACCAACGCCTTTCCGGGTCTTTGCAGCCAGAATGATATGGCAGTTGGTGTTATCCTTCTCATGCCTGTCTTTGACGATATACGCTTCGGTCACATAACGCCAGCGTAGATTGTACTTTTCTGCAAGAGAGGCACACTGGTGATACGCGCCCTGATTACCGTGTTCGCAGGAGGACAAAACGGAATACCCGAGCTCGACAGCGCGGCGGGCATAGTCTTCGTTGGTGGCCACGCTGTCGGTGAGCAGGATATTGCTGACACAGGAGTGCCGGTGATAGCAGACATAGGGAATGTCCGGCGCGGCGTCGGTTGTCGGCGCCGCGCGTGGAACATCCTATACGGGAGCAGTGGTCATGCAGGTGTGCTCCTTTCCTTGGTGTGGATGATCTCCTGTCCGATAGGGCAGTGATCACGGGTAGAGCAGATGAATTTGCAGAAGTAGTCCGAGGATGATACCAGCCAGTCTTTGTCTGCGCGGATACCATCAATAGTCCGCTCAACCCAGTCCATTGTTTCATTATATCGTTCCATGGAGAAAGGCTCGTCCACGAATTTTCTGTAGCGGAACATATTGAACTGCAGCATGGAAGGGTATTCGCCATAGCGATCCTTCACATAAGCGGCATAGGTGTAGAGCTGCCGGGTATTCTCAAACAGCTTCTTCTTCAGCGACTGCATGGACTTCGATTTGTGATCGATGACGGTGATCAGTCCGGTGTTATGATCACGCAGGATCAAGTCGGCAATACCGACAAAACGGTTGCCGCGAATATCCAATTCAAACTTATCTTCGACAGACAGAATATCGTAGTGATCTCCAAAGCCATCGAAGGATTTGAAGTAGTGCAGGCCTTCTTCATAATACTTACCGGCAAGCCCGCGGGGAAACGGCGGAAAGTATTCCCTGACGGCTTCATCGTACTCAGCGGTATAGACGTCGGCCAGTTCAAAGGACATCAGTTCGTCCTTCGCCCAGCGTTCAAGGATGCTGTGGCAATGGGTCCCGTAGGAGGCGTAGGCGTTCTGAATCTGCGGCAGTTTGTCGATGTACTGCAGCTTGAAGGCCAGAGGACATTGATCATAGAGGGCCTACTTGCTGAACGACCATTTCATGTCATCGGGAATGAGGCACATGATGCTGCTCCTTTGCGTTCATATCATTGTGGGGAGGATCGTTTGCATCCAACTCTTCCAAACGAAGTTCAAGGTCAGCAGCCAGAGCCTTACGCAGGGACTCAGGATAGGACGGAAACATAGCGTTGATGAAGCGCTGCTCATCCCCCTCAAACACTACGCCGCCATGGTCGGAATGGTGCTGAACGACGCTCTCCAGATGGGCAGCGCACAGCAGAATGCCAAAACACTTCTCACGCACAGCTGCAGCACAGCCCGGATTCAAAGTTTTGCCCTTCATCTCGCAATCGGCGAGGTGAGCAGGATACCTGTTCAGCTTGCTGCTGCCCGTGCGCTTCAGATAATCGAGCGCGCGTGCAATAATCTCCCGGGATTGCATGATGCGGTGATAGTGCTCGTCGAGGAGCTTGATTGCAGTTTCCTCGTCCATAAGAATGATAATTTCTGTGTTCATAGTGCCTCCATAGTCGTGGTCAGAAGGGCTGCGTACTCTCAGCCATGCGGATTGCATACTCCGGAAGGCTGTCAGCGCGTGGATTGGGCGGTATGATGCCGTTTTTGTCCCATGAGAAGCGGTTGAGATCGCCCTTGTCCGCCTGATAGATTCGTCGGCTGTCTGGACAGTAGCAGCATTCGATGATTCTGCGTACGCCGCCTTCGCGATTCTTGATGATTCTGAGGTTCGGCTGTTCGACGACGATGGCGCTGTCGGCCAGTCTCACGGTGGCGGAGCTTCCGCCGATGTCGTCCTGTCCGAGGGTTTCGCCGGTTTTGACCTTGCGAGGATGGGCAACCAGAATCACATGGACGTGATACTGATTGGCAAAACGCTTGAGGGCGTTCGCGAATTTGCCCTGCGCTTTGGTCTCTTCGTCGCTGTCGCTGAGCGCAGTCATGAGATTGTCGGCCAGAAACAGCTTGCAGCCATAGCGTCGGGCTGCGGTGACGAATACCTTCAGAATGGCTTCGGACTGATTGGACTCGAACAGCTCGGTATTGTCGTAGAGGTAGAAGTGGTCGCGGTAATACTCGGACTACCGCTGCTGAACCAGCGGAGAAATACATGGCACGCGCATACCACGCACAGTATCGTATTTCAGTCCGATGTAGTCAGAACCTGCTGCTTGCAGGTTGATCCAGTCCAGAAAGCGCTCTTTGGTGAGTTCGCCGGAGTATGCGCAGACGGAATATCCCTGTTCAATGGCATTAAGCAGCAGCTGACCAGTGAGCGTTGACTTACCGCTTCCTGCACGTCCAGTAAATACAGTGATCGCGCCTTCTGCCAAGCCGCCGATGGTCTCGTCCAACGCTGGGATCATAGTTTTGATGCGTGGGATGGTGGTCGGGTCATAGGGCATGACGTCCGCCAATTGCAGAAGTCCCTTGACCGGAACCGGCTGGGCACCGTTGAGAGCGTCAAGCAGAGTATCTTTTCCGTGAAAGAAAAGGATTTCGTTAGCATCTTTGCAGGGCTTACCGTCCGGCCTGTCCGGATAGTCTTCAACGATCATGCAGCGGGATTCGTCCAGCCTGCGAACCACCTCGCGAATCATCTTTCTGCCCGGTTCATCGTTGTCGCCGAACAGGATAATGGACTGAAAGCGTTCCAGCCAATTCCAGCAATGATCGATCCAATCGAGATTGCTGCAGCCAGAGGGGACGGAGACCACATTACGGGCTCCGGCCTCATACAGAGAAAGGGCGTCGATCATGCCCTCGGTGATAATCTATGGCTGCGAGAAGGAGCACATATCCATGCCGAACAGGATTGGTCGGCTGCCGGGATACTGCCATTCCTTACGCTCCTTACCCTGCGGCTTTCGAGGAGCGCGGAATTTGACGTAGATAAGCTCGCCATCCTTGTAGAATGGAAAGATAATGCTTCCGTCAGTTGCCGTCGAGACAGAGAAGGCGTTCAGTGTCTCGGCTCTGATCTTTCTGGAGGAAAAGTAGCGGATAATGGTATCGGTAAGCGGCAGCTGCTGTACATCAGGCAGAACAAACTGCTTTTTTGCTCTGGCGGCGGGACGGATCAGATCCGCCCGCTCGCCAAAACGTTCAGAAAGTTCCTCAAATCGGCCGCGTACACCACAGGTGCCGCGTTTGCACACATAGACGCCTTCGGTCAGGTTGAGTGCAAAAGTGTACTTGTCTCCGCTCTCGCCGCCATGACAGATAGGGCAGTGCTCAGGAATCAGCTCGTCGCCTCGGACGGTATATGGTTCCAGATGGCGTCTGGCAAACTCCAGAATATGCTGTGAAATTTCCATATCAAACCTCCCATCATACAGCGAAATACAGAGAGGCCTTCACCCTCACGCTTTTCAGCAGGCGTGACATCTGTGCTTCCCCGGCGACGCCAACAAAAGGTATGATCTCACGGCTGCTGTAGCCATGCTGCTTCATTCGGCAGACGATCAATTCCTTTTCGTTGAGCGTACTTTCAAATTCCCGAAGACTCAGTTCATTATCTGCCTCACAGGATAGGCGATCGTCGGATTGAATGGCGGCGTCCTCGTAATCGACACGCTGAATCTTCTTGATCTCGTTGCCGTAGCAGTATTTCGGAATCTTGACCAGAGACATGCTGCGGCACAGATCGCATAATGCGCCATGAATTGCGAATCTGCAGTGCGTGACGGTAGATTCATCGGGGATCTTCCGGAGGTGATTCAAGAAAACAAGTCTCGCCTCCTGCAGAAGATCATCCAAATCCAAACAGTCATGCGCGTGATGTGATGTGAAATCACGCACCTGATGTTGAATGAACGGTTCATACTGAAAGAGAAATTCGGATTCTTGCATGGGAGTCTACTTCATTACTGCCTCCTGATTTTTCCGGATATGGGCGTCCGTCAGATAGGCAGCTCGTCGTCGGACGAATGCGAAGCAGCAGCGGGCGTCATACTGTTCTTGCGGCTCGGAAATTCCACATGGTTGGCGCTGATCTGGACAGAAACGCGGTTCTGTCCCTCGCGGTCTACATAGTTCCGCAGAGAAAGATCGCCATGGACCGTGACCTGATCTCCCTTATGGAGGTACTGCGCAACGTTCTCTGCCAGACGACGCCAGACGGTGACGCGGTAGAAAATGGGGATGTAATTGCCGCTTGCGTCTTTAGCCTTCGTATCGGATGCCAGAGTGAACGTGGTGCAGGGCGCATCGTTAATCGTGGAAAGGGTGGGGTCGGCGGTCAGACGGCCGGCGACAACAATCAGATTCTAACTCATGCGTTAATCCTCCATATCATCATTGGGCGTGCGATCGGGCACGTCCTTGAAACAGTCGTAAATTCTGCGCAGGGTAGCTTCATCGGTTACAGCGCGGTAATTGGCGGTACCGCCGGTAATCTGCTTGATCTGCGCGGCAACAACTTCCTTGTCCTCTTTGCTCAGTCCGGCGCAGTACCTCTGCATAGTCTCCTCAACCAACGCAGTCAGCGGTACCTCTTCGTGGACAGGAGTAGGAGTGGATGCAGCAATGGGGGCGGGCACCTTCGGTTTTGCACCGGCCAGCCACTCATGGATGCGAGCGCCGGTATCGGGGGCGATCAGGAAATACTGCCCGTCGAACAGGCCGGTACGATCCTTGGTGGCAGCTGCCGCGTGCGACTGATCCAGTTCAAAGAAAATGGTGAATTCGTATTCCACGCCATCGCGGAACACGGGCGCCATGCCAATCTTCCGGGGCGTTTTCTTGCCGCTGCCATTATCCTCAATGACATACTCGGTCTTGGTTCTGAGCGTGACGGCGACGTGCATTGCACACTGCAGGATACGGTCAACGAGACGATTGTGAAGGGGAGTGACTTCTCGCCAAGCGGTATAGGAGTTGCCGCTGCGCTTTGCAACATTGCCCTGAACGTCCAGCAGACCGCCTTCACCGGTCCATGCATGGGACAGCGAGTCGATGACCAGATACTCAACGCCTGCCTGCTCGGCCAGATCAATCGCTTCAAGATAGCGGGCTGCGCTGTAAGGCGCTTCCAGATTGATGGTCAGGTATTCGCCGACGAGCGTACTGCCGACCTGCTTTCCGACATACAGAGAACCGGATTCATTCTCCGTATCAATCAGGCAGATCTTCTCCCAGATTTGAGCGTCGGAGAGCTCCGGGTGTGCGGTTCGCACCTATCCGAAGCCGAGAAGCAGAGAACTGAGCGTTTTGCCGGAACCGGACGATCCTGCAAGGCCAATCTTCTACTTTGCCAGCGAACGCTGGGCTTTTCTGATTTGGATAGCCATGAAACATTCCTCCGTTATGAATAGTAGAGCTGCTGTTGATCCAGTGCCCTCTATACTGTAAGGGGCACATATTTGGAAGAAACTTACACAATATGTGAGTTTTCTTGCCGGAAAGCAGCATGCGCGTATTATATCAGATTGTAATATGCTGAACAATGACCCTTTTTCGGACAGGGAATAGACGAGAACGGACCATTTAGCTGTAAAGTATCACTCATCAAAGAGGTAGGCATACCCCATACTGTTGACTACCTGTTGACGCTCTTCGTGGTTTGAATGCAGATATGTGTTAGTGATTGTGACGCTTGTATGTCCGGCGAGATCACGAGATACTGCTGCACCGCCAATAGGATTTCGGTCTATATCCGAGGTAAATGTATGGCGAAATCTGTGAATGCCGCTGGGAATGCCTACACTATGTTGCTTGGACTGAAGGCTTTTCCACAGGGATACTCGGTTCATCCGATTACCTTTTTGAGAAACGAAAAGCGGTTCGTTGGGGTCGCATTTTCCACGGAGCCAGAGGTATCGGTCGATATATGGCCAGACGAAGGACGCGACCTCGACGTTTGACCAACTGCCGCCCTTGCGCTTGCATCTGATTTGTCCATTTCGGATGTTAACGGCATCTACTACGTTGAGACTGCATAGTTCGGATGCTCGAAGGCCGCTGCCAAGCATAAGAGCGACTATAGCTGCGTCTCTGGTGTTATTGCGAGCATTGTCTGATACAGACAGCAGTTCCAGCAGTGCTTTTAATTGGTTAGAAGAGTATTCTTTCTCTTCGCCTTCATCTGCTTTCTTCTTTTCTTTGATACAATGAAGCGCACGCGTTGGATCATCCGAGATTACACCTGCACTCAAAAGAAAACGGAAGAAATTTTTGAGGACAACAATGTAGTTGTTACGGGTCGCTGTCTTCAAACTGCGCTTGTACAGTTCCTGATAGTATTCAACCATTATTAGGCCGTTGATCATCTGTACGTCAGAATAGTTCAGCGATAGATGATACTTTTCATCCAGCCAATTATCGAAACGGTGCAGTATTTCACCATAATGACTAGTGGTTGTAGTGGCCTTTTCTTCTGCTGAAAGATGATTGATGAACAGATCAATGAGTTGTGCCATTTGTTATCGCCTCTCTGATTTAGTCAAGTTACTATACAGTCTCCTTCTTCTGAGATTCGCTGTTTCCATTGCAATCGCAACGTTCGCCAGGATCCAGATTTGCTCCGCAAAATGGGCAGGTGTAGTAATATTTCGTTCGTTGCATTTTGCTTAATCCTCCTGATTAGAGATCGCCAGATGACTACGGCGCTGAAGATCATGAATGTATTGAAGAAGATCAGTCGCTCCCTGTTTATATGCTTCGAGGGCTAAATCGGAAAAATAAGTATGAGATAGGGCGATAAGTTCACTAACGACTTCTTCGATCGCGGGAGAGGAGTTTTCAAGTGAATCAAGAAAACTGTGGTACTCCTCGTAGTGTTTTCTATAGTAGGGATATTGATCGAGATTATGTTCAACTTCCATTTGGAGTTGCTCGAAGCGATTACCCCATACGTCATCGAGTGCGAGAAATTGATCCAGCGGCATAAGATAGTGTTTCATATTGCAAGCTCCTTTAGTGTTCAGTAAATACAACAGCCTCGCCAGGCTGCAGATCCCAACAGGACATACCGGTTGCGACGCAGTTACCGCAATAGGAAGGACACTCCCGGGCATGATCAGGAAGATTGCTGTTCTCTTTAAGGAATCGGATATATGCAATGGGCAGATTATGAGGATTGTCGGGCAGGAAGATGCCCCACGCGCTGAGAACGATGGTCAGATTTGCCGGGAACATGCCATTGGCATCAAGCCATTCGTTGACAAGTTCATACTTCTTCGTGAAGGCCAGAAAGCGGGTGCTCGGCTTGTCTTTAGCAACGCGCACCATCATATCCAGATAGGCAGCATTCGGAATGTCTCCGGCAGAGTGCCAGCGGAAGTAACCATGGAAGAAGGCGGCAATGCCTACCTCGTATTCATACTGCTCGGGATTTGCCAACCACATCTCCAGATTGTTCTGCAGGTGCGCCTTGTTCTGCTGGAAGCAGAAGCGCCCGCGTCGCGCGTAGCACTTTTTGAAACATGGAGCGTCCGGGCGACAAGTACCACCGACTGGAAGACTGACAGAGGGAATATCCACGCCCAGCTTCGAGACGTGATAAGAAATATGTACATGATCAGGGGTCATGAGAGCCTCCTTTTTCCATTGAAAAAAGAGCAGCCTCATGCTATAATGAAGCTGCTCTCTTATGGGGTTGGCTAATGTAGCCGGGAGCGTATGGCTGAACGAAGTTCGTACCTTCGTTCAGCCTTTTTATGCAGTTGTAGGCATATTGTCGGCAGACTGTTCGATATTCAGAATGAGTTTCACGGCCTTTTCGGCTTTGCCTGCCGCAGATACGATCATCTTGTTGTCGTCCCGCAGGGCATGAAGCCAGCTCTGAATGTATGCGGCGGAGTTCTTGAAGCTGCCATTGGTTTCGATACCCAGTTCGTTCATCAGGATGGCTGCGCCCATCTCAGCAACCAGTTCTTCCTTGGAGTAATTCTCGCTGCCGAACCACGCCGGAGAGGACAGGCGATCCAGACGGCTCTTGTGTCCCGTGGAGTGAGTCGCCTCATGAAATGCGGTGGAGTAGTATTCCGCAATCTGCGGGAACTGCTCCCGTAGTGGCAGATGGATTTCGTCAGTGGAGGGGCGGTAGAATGCTTCGTTCTGCTTCTCATGAATGATGCGGCAGCCAGAACGCTGGCTGTAATCCGCGAGGATCGTTTCTGCCTCTGCAATGGGATCAGCAGGCTTCAGGTCTTCGGAAGTGAACCGCGGCTTCAGATTCTCGCACTGATCGATATGAAAGACATTGTAGTATTTCAGGAGCGGAATCGTCTTCTTGACGGGCTTGCCCTCCTTGTCCTTCTCCACAACGTCCAGCGGCTTCCAGAATACGACGATCTGTGCCTTTTCGCCCTTACGGATAACTCCGCCTACTTCGGTCGCCTGCTTGAAGGTCACATACTCGCCGGGTTTGGAAAGCAGCATCTGATTGAGGAAGGAATAGGGTCTGCCGGTGACGCGGCTGTAAGCTCCAGTTCGCACGCCCGTCCACGGACGTACCCACGGAATGATGCCCTTCTCCAGTTCGGCAATGATGCGGTCGGTGACGATCTGATAGACGTTGATAGCCATGTCATGCACTCCTTTCGTAGTCGAAAAAAGCTGCCGGCTGTTCAGCAGCTTGAGAGAACGCTTGTGTATTTATGTTTCGTTGATCATCAGCAGGATGATCTGCTGTCCATCCATATCCTCGAACTCGACATTGAGAGAGGTTACAGGGAGTTTACCAACAGAGGCGACAGCTTTGGGATTCTCACGATAAAATCGCGGATCGGGGATGAAAAACACACTGCTCGGACTCGTTTTAATATTGATCTGAATGGTAGAATCAGCGGGGAAAAGAGAGAGCAGTTCGCCTACAGTCATGATCTAACCTCCTCGTTATGAATGTCAGTGAGCGAATCGTATTCCGCATTACACTTGGTGCAGGTGTATTGCCCGTAAGGCCGATCAGAATCGTAGATGGCTGCGGCAATGTCCTCCAGATTACTATGAAATTCGCCGCCTTCATCGACGATCACTTCAAGGTAGACACGCTGATGGGCATAGAACCTGTTGTTTCCACATTTGCAGCGCATGAAGTTTCCTCCTCATCTTCGGGCGGCGGCAGATAGACGTCATTGAGTGTGACACCGCGATTCATTGCTTCTTCCCAAAAGGATTCATGATTTTCGCAGATGTAATCGAAGATCCCTTCGGGCGTCAGGCCGGCTTCGATCATCGCATCTACGGAATCGAAGCAGTTGTTGTAATCGCCGCCGTAATCATCGTAGATACGGTAGCCGATGGTGGGTTCATCGGACGGTTGCCGTCCTGATCGAGGTTCTGGAACCTTGTAAATTGGACGCATACCATGTTGCTCATTTCATCACTCCTTAGACATGGAAGGCATGGTCGGGCTGGATGATGCGGTAGGATACAGAACGGTGTGCGTTCATCACATCTTCCACCAGTTTTTCAAAGCCATATTCGTTCATGGATTCCAGATAGGAGGAGATGCTGTCCTCGATTTCCTCTAGTTCATTTGGATCGAGTTTCCCGTGAACGAGGACATACACCGACTGGTTATCCGGCTCGTCTTCGACAGGATCAAAGTGGAATTCAATCAGCGACGAATCCAGCAGGCGATCCATGGCGGCGGCAAGAGCGGCAGACATGGGATTGCTGCGACCGGCATGTTCATAGTTCTTGATGGTATAGTAGTCTCCGGTGCCCCAGATCAGCGTGCCACACTCGATTTCCGGTCGATGGCAGACCACATAATTGGTCGGTTGATCGGACTCTCCGTACTGCAGAATGAGGATAGCATCCTCGTGTGCGGCAAGACAGAACATCCGGCAACCGTCACGCGTAAAGGTCCGCCCAACGTAATGCTGATAGGGCGACTGATTGCGGACAGCAGGGATGACGCTTACTTGTTTGCCGGTGCTGTGGGAAAGCAGGCGATCGCGCCAGAACCCGGCCATATGAGCGTCTCCCTTCTTCAGGGCAATGGACATCATGGCATTGTTGATGGTGTAATCGCAGTTCTGTTCGGCGTATCCCGGCGCACAGGTTTTCTGAAGTTCTCCGCGGGTTTCATAACCCTGATAGCGGAACCAGATCTGAACATGGCTGCTGTTGGAGCGGTCTTTGGTCTGAGTGATCTCAAGACCATCAGGCAGACGCGTTTTTAGAATATCAAGCATGGTTTTCATAGGTAGCCTCCTTTGTTACTCAGCCGCCGTTTTCGACGGACTGATAGTCGATTTCAACCGGGTCATCCGACAGGATGGCCACATACTTCGTAAGAATCTCGTCAATCCTCTCTTCAGTCAATGCTCCCTCTGCTTCGGGAAGATTCCACGGATACGAGGGCTGATAGATCAGGAACTGATCGCCCTCAAAGTTGGTACAGGCAGAGAAGACGACGCCTTCCGCTTCTTCAATCACCTCCGCGAGGATGGCGGCGAGTCCGCAGATGCAGACGTCATCGTAGGCCAGATAGTCCTCATAGGTCGGTTCGGTAATATCGTGCTTGGCAAGCCAATCCTCGATCACAGTTTTGAAATGCGGCGCATGTTCCAGCAGAGCATTCAGCTGGTCAACCGACGCATCAGGGATGGCGGAGGCGTTGATGCCGTAGCCGTAGTTGTGCCATGTTTTGTAACCCATGTATGATTCCTTCCATTACATAGTAATTCACTCAATCTCAATAACACCGGCGATGGGCACATATTCCCATGTGGAGTGGAGCGCCTGTGAAGCACGGGTCAGAATATCATCCATCCACGACAGACGGTCTTCGTCTTCCTTGATGGGCATTTCCTTCTGTGCCGTAAGGATCGCATGCAGCACCTCTTCCTGCGCCATACCGGGCGGACAGTCAAAGCACGCCGTATCGACGATGGAGGACTCCTGCTCACGATAGTATATCTGCACATAAACCGGATTGCTTTCGTACAAGCGCTTGACTCCGCCGTGACCGATCTCAAAGAGTTCGTCGCAGCTGATATCATCCAAGGAAAGCAGATGGAGAGGCGGCTCAGGTTCGGTAGCGGCGATGGAGGAATGGAAACAGCGCTGCATGGCATCACAGGACTGCTTGAAATCATCATAGCTCTGCACACCGCAGAACAGGTTTTTCATTTCGACCCATGTGAGGTCGCAGGTATCGGCGGAACCAATATGCTGGAATTCGTCATGGTCGCCGTTGATTTCGGGCGTGATCCAGAACCCGATTCCTCCGCTTGGCCTGAAAATGATGCGTCGTCTGGTCATCAGGCAGTGCCTCCTTCCGGTCTCAGAAAATCGAAGATGGTATAGTTTTCGCCGAGCTTCTCGCAGATGCGATAATGGGAGCCAAATTCCGCATTCCAGTCCTCGCGGACGGCGTTGTCCAAGAGCTTCTGCATTTCGCTTTCCGGGAGTTCGGAGCGTGCCTCGATGGAGAATCGCAGTTCGTCCCCGCCGTAGCTGTAATCGTGCGGAGAATAGATGGAAACGCTGTCAAGTATCAGAACGCCGCCACAAAAAGCGAACGCCCGTTCTGCTTTCTCGCTGAGCAGAGGAATGGCGATTTCCTGAATCTTTTTGCGGTATGCGTCGATATCGAAGCGATCCCAGATCGCTTTTTCTTCTTCATCGGTATAGTTTTCTGCATCGACATTCAGGGAAAAGTCAGGCTCCAGAAGCGTATTGTACATATTGACGTCAACTCCGCCCCGCAGAGAGTAGCGACGCGTAGGGATACTCTTGCTCATACCGGTCACCTCACACCAGTTCGGTTCCGCCATTGGCGAGACTGTTGAAGTATTCATCCAGCTCTACAGGAGCGATAGTGCGATCGTCCGTGGGCTCGTCATCCTGGCAGTCGGCATACAGCCGCAGCTTCAGCGCAGGTGCGTTTCCGTGCCGGTCAACCTCCACCCATGCCAGGAGAATCGAGCGATCACCGCGATCGAGGCAGATGTCGATGCCCGGATATTCTGGATCATTGCGGACATGAGCGCTCAGCGTGCCGAGGGGAGTCCTGATTTTCGTTCTTCCCATAGTAAGCCTCCTGTCAGTCGTTGTAATGGTCGATGAAGCTGATGCATTCATCCAGATCGTCCGAATCCCATTCGGCTGCGTCCATGGCGTCGGGCGATTCGCCCGGCAGATAGACTTCATACCGGGGGATGATGCAGCCCAGCTTGTCCAATGTGCGGCGCAGCTCCTGATCGCTGTGTTCATAGATGCCAAAGCCCCGATGGGTTTTGATTTTCTTCATCGGCAATCCTCCTCAGGCTACCCAGCCGAAGGCTTTCCGCAGATGCGGTGCGCGCCGGTTATAGGGTTTGGCCAGCGTCTCGCAGATGGTCTGCCAGTCGAGATTGTCGCCGTGATTCTCATACCATGCCCTGCCGCGCTCAGAGAGACGATAGACGTCGAAATGATTCCGGCCATCGTGATGGACACAGGTGGCGTGTACGCTGCCGCGCTCTGTCTCTTCGATGGTCACATAGTCCATATTACTGATGATCTCAGACACAGCCTGTCGGAGCGTATCAAAAACCTTTCCTCCGGGGAAGCGGCCGCGCCATGTTCCGATATCGGCGATGACCAGCCAAGGTCCATCGGAAACGCGTTCCACATCATGCCAAAATTCGGAGCCGTTGATCTCCATGACGTCATAGATCCAGCGCCAGATCATATCCTCGGTGATCTCGCCCTCTTCGTAATCTTCAAGCAGCGCTTCACGGGCAGACTCCTCGGCAGCGTCGTAGCTGCCGAAGGAGACGTCGATTTCATTGGTGTGGATAATATGTGTTCTCACTTGGATTCCTCCTTGGGAGTGAACTTGTGTACAAGCGGCTTCTGTTCAATGGAAATCTTGTAGTGATTCCCAAGGTAGTCGCCGTCCAGCCAGCATTCATAGCTGTTTTCGCTGGTGACGAGCTGGAAATCAGTCTTGTCCTTCCATCGGGGAATACACCCTTCCGTAGCTTCGGTACTGAGCTTGGAGTGGAGCACTGCGACTGCGTCTTCCCGACTGACGAACAGGGACTCATCGTGTCCGGTTTCATCATCAACTGCCCAGTCTTCGATGACTGCCCATACATGCGTTGCCGGATTTGCCGCATTCGGGTCAATAGACGGCTCCAGCATCTCGGGAGCCATGATGACCATATCCAGCGAGAGTTCATCCAGCTTCTTGGGCTGTCCGTAGAGGGAGGAAAAGCGAGCTTCCAGCTCACGGACCTCGCAGGGCAGCACCGGAACATCAAACTGACAGTAAATGTCGGGGGTATCGTTTTCGGTCTCGCGGTTATCATCGGTGCGGATTTCTGTGACTACGCCGTACAGACCGGCAAAATCGCTGGTATTGTTTGCATGGACGTACATACCGACAAAGTAGAAGATGCCATCGACGGTAATGCCGGAGCTGGTTCTTGTGTATATCATAGGTCAGACCTCCTTCTGCAATTCAGGGGCGTCATAGAAGATTCGCTGCGGAGTGTCATAGACAATGTGCCCATCCAATACTTCACAGTCATCTCTGCGGAAATGAATCTGCTGATACCAGTCCTCGTCCTCATTGTGGCAAAAGAGCTGGAACATACAGTCGGGGCTTGCTTTGGCATAGTCTCCAATGATGTCGATAATATTGGAGTAGCCGTTGTTGTAGGTGGTCAGGAACTGAGCAACACACTCGCCATCAGGGGCGTCGCCATGCCATTCGGTGACTTCATCATCGAGCGCATTGCGAAGATCGTAAGCCTTTTCTTCAGAGATGGGAGCTCCGGTGGCATTCTTTCCATGCAGCGACCACTGGATATATGTGCTCATGTATTTCCCTCCAGTTCACCATCTGTATTGCTGAGCTGTCTGCAGATGGCGGCAGCCTCCAGCAGCATGGAGCACAGCCCGTTTGCATAGTAGCGGAAGTCCTCCTCAAAGACGGTACAGGCGTCTTCAGTAAGCAGGCAGGCTTCGTCCGGCTTCAGGATTTCTCCTTCTTCCCGTTCCATCTCGTCATAGGGGATCCAGAGAATGCCCTCACGAACGGGCGTGATAAAACCACCTGCGGAGTTACCTTCGCTGATGGGATAGCGCCAGATCAGCTCGTTCTGATAGGTCTCCATCTGCTCCTCACGCAGATCGGCCAGAGCGCGGTCGGTTCCTCCGTCAGCGCGAATGCGTGCAAGGAGATCGTCTTTACACGGCAGTGTAGCGGGGTCCAGATTCATGTTCATGTATTTCCACATAGGAGTTCCTTTCTGCCGTGTCAGGCGGCGACGTTCTCTTTTGTAGGAATTGGCAGCGGATTATCTTCATAGCAGCAGTACCAGTTCCACAGATTTTCCTCGGTATCAAAGTCGGGCAGATGATCGAAGAAATGAATATCATCATAGCCGGGAATGGTCAGCCTCATTTCTTCGTCCAGATAACTCAGATAGCTGTCGAAGAAATCGCAGACAACATGCGGATCAATACCAAAGGTGTTTATGTGGTCGGCTATGAACAGCGAATTGAGGATGATTTCCTTTCGCAGACTCCAGAGCATCTCACTTGTCATAGTGAACCATCTCCTGATTGGCGTAGCAGTGGATATAGCAATCGTAGTTGCCACGGGAAGGTGCGCAGCGGATATAGTAGACGTACTTTTCGGTCTGCATCCTGTAGCCGACCACCTTCAGATAGCTGTCCTCCAGCAGCAGGCCGGGGTGTTCGCGCAGATACTGGCGCATTCCTTCACGGGAGCTGAGCAGATCGGTGCGCAGACACTCCATCAGCACATGCAGTTCTGCTCTGAACTCGGGCGTGTTGAGCTCTCCGGAATCACCGGGAAACCATGAATGCCAGAACTCCTCACCGCTGCTGCCAAAATCGGCGCGGATATGACCGATGCGCGGCAGCGTCGTGCTCTCGCCGGAATAGAAAAACGCCTTTTCATCGGGCAGTGCAGCCTTCAAAGGGAAATCAAACAGCATATCAGTTCCTCCTGTATACGTTCTTCATGTCGGACTGAGCGGCGCGTTCCTCAGCTTCATCCAGTTCACGCTCCATTTCGCGATCACCGTAGTCAGCGATCATGATCTTGGTGTAGGGATTCGTGGACAAAACAGCGTCCACATGACCGTCGCGTATGACGATGATGATCTCAGATGCGGCACGTTTGTCCAGTTGCATTTTCAGATACCGTCCAGCCATTATCCGGGGTTCAACATGCGGCGCAAGTTGATTGGAGCGAAGGCGTTGAATGGTTGTATTGTACAAGGTGCGAAAGCGATCATCCTTCCATTGATCAGGATCGCGCTTGTACATCAGCGTATCGCGGATGCATTCGCGTGAAAGATCAGGCAATGGCATGACAGTTCCTCCCTCCGCCTAAAGTGTTGTAGTTGAAAGAATTTGATATGGTGACCACCTACCACAAATGCCGCAAAGCGTAGTGCCTTTTCCATCATGCTCGATACGCGCTTGCGTTGCAAGAAAGGGCGTGCCACAGCATTCCGTACAGGCAGTTACAACAGATATTCCGTGCAGTGCATCGGGACGATACTTTTGGCTGAAGGGAATGAAATCGACCCATAACGGATTGTCGAAGATTCGCATGGAATGCAGCACAATAACCTCCTGTTCAAATTCAGCCTTGCCCTGATGGATAAAGGTGTGTTCCCTGATCCACGCTGCCAGCTGATGATGAAGCGAGTCCTCTTCACTGCGATAAATGAGCTCTTTCATCAGCCTTTGCCATTCGGAACGCTCTATGTCGCCAAGAGCACACATCACACCGTGGCGGTATCCGTAGACTTTGTTTCGACCTTCTCCGGATAGAAGAACCGAACGCCCGGTTCCGTAATGACATCTGAGGTCTTCAAAAGTTGGAAGATTGTCATTCCTCGGGTTCATAGTCGTCCTCCATATCATCCGATTCACTGTCGATGAACAGGATTTCGACGCGAACGATATAGCCAAAAGCATCGCGCTGGAAATAGCAGTCGTAGCAGCCGTCACCGTAACCGGAGCTGCTGACAGCGCCATAAGGAAGAACGCCTACCTGCTGTCTGGAGAGGGTGATCTGACAGCAATGGTCATACCAAAGATCGGCATGCTCAGTGGGAGTGCAATCAGGGTCAATGATCCGGTCATCCCTGTAATGGCCGGCATCAAAGAAACCTGCCTGTCCGCTGTCAACGCCGACAGAAAAAGGCGCGTCCTCCATGAGCTCCGGAAGGGAATCCGCGCTTTCATGCTCTGCGATCAGCCGGGTGACATGAGGATAGCTGGAATCACCGTCATAGACTGCAGAGGCATGCCATGTACCGTTGCGCACGGTTTCCAGCGAGTTGCAGCACCAGACGTCCTCTGCATAGCAGGGATCGGTGACAATCAGCCTTCCCGATACGACTTCAAAGGACCCGAGGTCAAATTTATCATCACTCGTCATGTGAGGTTCCTCCTGTGATTGGTTCGCATTACACGCCGTTCCCCGCTTGCGCAGACTATACGAGTTTACGATATCGACGGAAGCTGAGCGGCAGCTTGGAGGCTGCCTCAGCCTCTCAAGCAAGGCTGAGCTGATGGAGATTGCATGTCGGGGCATGGCGTGCTTATGTCCTGCGCCAGACTTTTTTGTATTGGTCAGGTATGGAAATCAAAGCTCATATATGGCCTGCCTTTCCGCTCTCCGCGGTGAAGAATCAGTCCGCCGTTATGTTCGCGGTTGCCGGACATGGAGTGAATCAGGTAGAAGCAATCCGGGAAATCGTTGTATGCGTAGATCGTTTCACCATAGCGGCTTCTGATACGGTTGCGCAGCGCCTTGGACAGCGCACGGCGCTTATGGCGATCCATGCAGATACTGCGGACAGTACGGCTTGCGTTACTGAAGTCGAACTGCACCCGGCCTTCGTACTTAGACTGATGGGTGAAGATCGCGCCGCCCTTTGCATCCAGCATCAGCCTCTTCAGTTCATCCAGAGGTACATCAGCGTTCTGAGCGAAGCCCTGAAGCTGTCCTCCGTTGCCCTCGCACATCCAATAGAAGTGCAGCGAGACGATGCCCTCGTATACGGTGGCTCGGAGAAGATAGCTGCCATCCATTTCAAGGTGCTGACTATTCTCGCTGTCCAGCCATTCGATGAAGCGATGTCGATTCAGGTAGAAGTAGTGCTTGCCGTTGCTGTGGCGGGTGATGACGCGCAGAATGGTGCAGCAGCTGTCATGCGTTACCACGATACGGGCAGAGTTTTCGTAAAGCGGGCGATTACGCCATGTGGGTCTACTCATAACCGAAACCTCCTGAAAATGATGTTGCAGCGTGTCCGTCCGGCACGGACTTCATGAGTTTACGATGGCTCCCAGTAGGATACCATCCGCGTTGCGGGCGGCGAGCGCGTTTCGCGATCTCCGCCCGCAGGCTGGAGGGGATCCATTGGGAAACTGATTGACGGACCTGCCGCACTTGGGATGTGCCGCCCATGACCTGCCTATCTCAAGTCATTCGGTCAGGCGTTGTAGCGATAAAGCTCCATGGCGCCGTTGGGGGAACGTCTGGCAGCGTCGGTCAGCAGACTCAGCGAACCGGCGCAGTCATTGCGATAGATACGCTTGTTTTCAAACATGATCGCGTTCTTGAGGGTGTAGAACGCGCCGGCGTTGACATAGGGCGTGATGAAGCTGTCAGGGAGGCATATACGATGGTTCAGTTCAAGAAAGTCGAAGCCTTCCAGCAGCTTATCCAGTTCTGCGAAGGTGAGGCAGGCGGAGGCGTCGGTGAGGAGCTTCGTGAAGCGGTATTTCATCGGACGGATGTTGTTGCGATCCACCTGACCGTAGTTGCGTACGTAGACCTTGGTATTCTTGCGATTGGCCTGTGCAACAGCGTCGTCAATCTCCCGGTGTACAGCCTGCACATAGTCGGAAAGAATATTGATGATAGCGTTCATGGAGAAGAACATGCTGCGCTCAGCAAACGCAGTTCTGTCATGGCGCTCCAGATTGGCCAGCTTGTGTGCTTCCTTCCGGATCTGCTCAATGGCATACTTCCAGTCATAGGCACGGGCGACGGCGTCGCGGACGCCGTCAATACCGTGACGGGTGACCAGCCGGTGGAACTGCGCGGCGATGAAGCGGCGGTGGATGTAGGGATTGAACACATGGCCGTCGGCCATCATCTGGCCATAGAACTGGCTGTTCTTGCCGAAGATGCGGTCGTCATCGTCGTTCAGGTTGAGCGTGAACAGCTCGCCGGTCTGCTTGTCGCGGATCTGAATGGTCAACTCAGCGCCCTCGGGGATCAGCGACTGGTGCAGACGCAGGGACAGGAAGCCCTCGGTATCAACTCCGGCCTTGTGGAGCTGGGCGGCCATGTCGGGACGGCGGGTACGGGAAGCGGTGTGATGGACGTGGTTCTTAGTCATGGGGATTTTCCTCCTTCGTTTCGTTCAAGATCCAGTTGCGGTAGATGATGCAGTCAGGGTCGGTTCCGCGCCAAAAGAAATGGCCGGGGACGTGCCACGGGATGATCCCTTCACATGCGCCGAGGCAGATGAATGCTTCAAGGCGGATGCGGGCTTCGTGGCGGGGAATGTTGTTCTCCAGCTCCTGCATGGTAAGCCTGTCGCTGGAAAGCGCCTTGAAAGGACCTTTGTTGAGGCTTTCCTGCTTGGAGGGGACGCTGTGCTTGTACTGTGCGTACAGGCGTTCAATCTCCTGATAGGGATCACCCTCAAAGCGGATGAAGCCGTCAAAGGTTCCGGTACCGGCAAGAATTTCGCCATTTCGGACGAGTACCTTATTGCCGATAGAAATATAACGGCGGTCGAGATGGATAGTGATGGGCTCGTAGGGCTTGTCTCCGAAGGAGAATCCCTCGCATGTGTCGATGAGGTGTTCATAGATGGTCATGGTTTCCTTCCTTTCTGCGCAGACTTGCAATCCCGGCACATAGCTTCATGGGTTTACGGTAGAGAGAAGACGCGGATGTCGTCGGGCATCCCGACGACATAGGGTCTTCTGAACGTTGAGAACTGCCGATCTGCGCTCATGTGTGCAGCTGTATTTCTGTTCGGACAGCAAATCCACCCGGCACAAACTTCATTGGTTTACGATGGAACGCCGGCCGCCCGGGCTGGAGCGGCCGAGGTTTCCGAAGTGCGGCGCAAGCCCGGGCGGCCGGCGTCACCTGTTGTGCGGATTCATCTGCCCGTTGCCTGTGCTGGCATGGGGGTTGCTCAGACTGTCCTGCGCATGACTTCATAGGTTTACGATGCAGGAACGGTCATCTCATCGGCCTGAAGAAAGGCTTCCGCGCTTCAGGCGATGAGATAACGGTTCCTCCTGAGAACAACAGTCATTGCATCCCGATCACTGCGCGGGTGATCCCGTTGGCGTCTCATATCCTCCTGCACAAGTCTTCATCGGTTTACGATGGCGTGCAGGTATCTTCGAGCTGAAGGGAAGGTTTCCGAAGTGCGCAGCTCGAGGATACCTGCATGTCTGGATAAAGGATCATTGACGCCTGTCCCTGTGCTGGGAGTGCATCGGGGTTCCTGTTTCGTGCGTACTTCAACGATTTACGATGAAGCCTGCAGCGCCTGGCGCGAGAAGGCTTCCTGATCGCGCCTGGCGCTGCAGGCAGCTGAATGTGCAGGCGTCCCGATGCGGCATTGCACCATGCTGATAATCCCGGCGTCATTCCTGCCCGGCGCATGCTTCAAAGGTTTACGATGAACTGAAGGCAGGATCGAAGTCTCCAGCAGGTATGCTGGGGCGCACGATCCGCCTTCAGATCTGCGTTGCAGGACTGAGCGCCGATCGGCTGCGCTGCCGAAACCTCCTTTCACAGATATTGGGCTTGGTGCAGCGGTCATGGAGTCCGGTCTAAACTGTATGGATTTACGATGATACCCACGAGGTGGCCATAACGCGGTATCCGTGGAATTGGCCTCCTCGTGGATAGATGAATTGCTCCTCTTCCTGCTGCGTGACAGACTTCACAGGTGGCTTTGCTTGAAACATTGGCCCGATACTTCATGGATTTACGATGAATCCAGGATCCGGAGGGGTGGAAACGTTTCGTTGAAATCGCCTCTGGATCCTGGAGTATGATGCTGTACCCTGCAAAGCCAGCGCCGGGCAGCGCAGATGGATGACAGCCCGAAGGAACGGCCTGTTATTGCATGGATTTACGATGGGGCAGCGCGCGACACGGTCCTGAGTGTTTCATGAGCGGACCTGACGCGCGCTGCTTACTGCGTTTTCCTTCCAACTGTCAGTTACGCAGGCGGCGTAATGTGCTCAGGCCATATGCATCCGCACCTCATTGCGGTACAGGGATGCGCTGATGCGGCGGAGCTTCCACAGATGCACCATGGACACATAGCCGCAGCGCCTGAGCATATCGTTGGGCACCTTGTGGTAGTTGGAGCAGGAATTCCACTTGCCGGTGTACACATGCCGGATGTGATCCTTCACGAACTCGTCCAGCATACGCACATCTGCTTCGGTGGTGACTGTCCCGAGGAAATACTCACCCCAGCCAAATTCCCGGTCATTCTGCAGATGCGCCACATACAGCTTGTGATTGATCTGGCGGATGATGCGGCGCAGAACGTCTTCGCTTCGCTTGTCCTGTCCCTTGCGGGTCTTGGTCATGCGGCGGATATCTTTCTTGACGCGGTTCATGCTGGACTTGGAGAAGGTGATGTCCCTGCCGCAGATATCGAAGCCGAGAAAGGTGAAGTTGGTATCGGCGTCGATGGGCGTGACCTTCTTGGGGTTGATCGTCAGTCCTTTGGAGGCAAGACCTTCGTACAGGATGGTTTTCGCCTTTTCAAAGTCAGGACCCAAAAGGAGAATGTCGTCCGAGTAGCGGTAGTAGACCACATCCAGCTTCGTGATGGCTTCGTCAATGTCCCGGAGAAGATAGTTGGCGAGGAAGGGCGAGACGGCAAAGCCCTGCGCGATGCCCTTGTACACCCTCTGCACCTGACCATGCTCGTCCAGAATCACATCGTCGTGGAGGTAATCCCATACGATGCGGTCGATGCAGCTGCCGGTGTCCAGTTCCCGGAGCGCCTGATCCAGCGAATCCCGGGAGATTTCATCGAAATAGTGATGAATGTCGAACTTCGCGCCCTTGAGCCCCGGATGGGTGGCGAGATAGTTGGAGATTCTGCGGACGATGTGCGGAACGCCTACGCCCTTCTGATAGGAAACGCAGCAGGGGTGGATGCGATCCTGATACATACGGGTGTAAACGCTGCCCAGCTGAGTGCAGATGACGCGGTCCATGGGGTTGTTGCAGTACACCTTGCGCATTTCCGTAGAGTCCGGCTTGGAAATCAGGATGATGTGCGGCGGCGCAATTCTGTACTTGCCCGCCAGCATGAGCTTGGCCAGCTGGATGCGGAATTCCGGTTCGGTAAACTGCCGCACCTCGGGAATGGCGATGCCCTTCATGACGCAGTGGTCAATGGTCATCTGAAGGGTATCCTTGTCCATGAACAGGGCCAGCTTGTCGTCGATCTCCTTCAGGTCGGGCTGCGGATTGGAGGAGAAGAAGTGCTCATTCATTGCGTCAAGTCCTTTCATCGGATTTGGCAGTCAGATTCAGTTCCAGCGGACATTCGCCGCCGAAATGGATACCTGCGTAGAAGTAGCGCCCGGATACGGAGACGAAGGTCAGGAACTGGGCGCGCCACTTGCCGTTTTCATCCTCGGCGTGGTTGTGCGGTTCTCCCATCTGGAAGCCGCAGTAGCGGGACCTTCGCAGATAGATGGGCGGCATGCAGTTGAACATGCCCTCATAAACCTCTTCGGAAACCTCGGTGCCGGGAGCGACCTCCTCCCAGCATTCAGGCCAGTTGTCGTGGGTAATCATTTTGTGGCTCCTTTCTCTGCGCTGATCTTCTCAACGTAAGGTGCGAGAATCGTCTGTGTACGGACGGTATCGACATACGGCGTGTAATTGAGCAGGTTCAATTCACACGCCGCTTCTTCGATGGTCATTTTGTGGCTCACAATGTCCATAGCGATGCTTTCAAGGATGTTAGGAATGTTGTAACGCTTTTCTGCCATGCTCACACCTCCGTCATGCGGTCAGAAGCGCCATTGCCTGTGTTTCGATGATGTAGTCGCCGGGCGATTCCATGATCGCGTCGTATGCCTCGCGTCCCTGAAATTCATCGACAATGCGGCGGCTTTCCTCGTCCATTTCCTCATAATGAACCTTGCCGTAGGTGGGCGGGAGCCATGCACGCTGGCGTCCGACATAGATATTCAGCCTGTCCACGATCTTCCGGTCACGGAAGCGGACGTGGCAGGTTCCCTTCTTGTAGAAGGTAACGTCGAAGTATTTACAGTGGATGTTGCCGGTCTGACCGGCGCGTTCTGCTTCCTGCAGGCGATACATGAGGTTGCAGCTCCATGTTTCGCCCCTGTCGAGGTAATCGAGCGCCTTTTCAAGGTCATCCAGCACGCCGAAGCAGCTGTGCGTGTCCAGTCCTTCCAGCGTATCCTTGTAGCGGCCATATTTGTCACGCTTATATCCTCGGGCGAAGCAGCCGTAGGTCGGGATGACGCACTTGATGTTTACGCAATGGGCTTTGTTGGACTTCCAGCCGTTGTAGTAGTGGACATTGTCGTTCTGAATGTCCGCGTTGTAGGTGTGCTCGGCGGAGAGCTTGTCGAAGCACTTGATGATGGCTTCCTCAACGCCGACAACGATCTGTCCGCGAATCTGGTCGAGCACCTGCTGGATGTTGAAACGGGAGAACTCATAGTCCCGCATCCGGTCGATGGTCGAGTGGTATTCGTCGCGCATGGCGGAGGTCATGCGATCACGAAGATCGGGCAGATCGAAAAGTTCTGTCCAGTATCGACTGCGGACCGAGCGAAGGAAGCGGTTGACGTCATCAGCGCTGCATTCGTTGTCGCAATCATGACCGGAAACCTGAAGGGTGATGATGGGCTTGCTGTACTTGCTGGTACGGCTGTTTTGAATGTGCGGAGCGACGCCGTTATACTTCCGCATGAGGGAGATGCCAGCTTCGCACAGAAGTGCGTATTCCAGCAGCAGGCGGTCAATGTCGTTGGCGGGAGCCAGTTCCTGCGGTGATTCGCTCTCAAAATACACATCCTGCGCTTTTTTCAGCTCGTCCCATATGGAGGTATCTGCGGACGACGCCGGAATGGTCAGATTGATGAGCGCCACATCCACCCTTGCCTGCCTTGGAGCATGAGCAAAGGCGTCGTTGACGAAGCGGATTGTTGCTCCGTATCGCTTCAATTCCTTCGCCAGCGCCATGCGGCTGCCGGTGTATGGATTGCGGATGGTTTCCGCATTGAGGATGCAGGCGATCTGTCCGCCATTTGCGCATAGTTCAATGGCATGGAGCAGATGACGGTCGCCATGAGAGAAGGGCGGGTTCATGAGAATCAGGCTGTACCGCTTGCGGGTGAAGTAATCGAGAAAATCGTCATGCACCACGCGGTAGCCCTTGCCTGTCAGGATGGCGCGCAGATTTGGATCAAGCTCTATACAGTCCACATCATCAAGGGTTCGGCCGCTGTAATAGCTCTTTTTGCGGTAGCTGTTACTGCGCTTCTGGGCGAAGTCGATCAGATTGCCCATACCGGCGCTGGGCTCTAACACAGAATCCACCATGTCCCAATCCACACCGGCCAGCAGCTGACCGGCCAGTGCGGATGGAGTCGGATAAAATTCGCTGTCTGCGGACGGGAGCAGATGAATCGGGCATGTCGTTTCCTGACGGTTCAGTTCCTGCTCGGCGAGATATTCCCGGGCAGGCTCCAGAAGGGCGGATTTGGCTTCGATCAGCGAGTCAAACCAGCCGACACGGGTGTACCTGTCCCAATCTTTGGAAATGATGCGCACCATGGCTTCATAGGGCTTTTCGTAACGCATACGATAGGTGGAATGCTCAATCTTGCCGACAAGTTCGCCGCAAAGGAAGCAGTTCCAAGTTTTGCAGACCCCATTGGTTCCGTTGTGAATGCGCGGATCGTCCAGCATCACATGATTGCGGAAGTATTCGCTCATACGACCACCTCGCATTCTGCGCACCGAGGACTGAGTACCATCAGCGGCTTGCCCAACTGTTTGGCGAAGTCGTCTGCGGCTTCCTTTCCGGACATGAGAGCAATCACACGATAGCAGAGGGAGTTCAGCTCGTCCTCGGTGATCTTACGCCATTTCCAGAGCCAGTCGATCGTGGTGCAGCACCAGTGAGCGTCCAGTCCGGTGTATTTGCCCTGCTCCAGCTTGTCGAGGGTGTCCAGCAGGAGTTTGTGTCTGTGCAGCATACCGATTCCTCCTCTCATACGGCCAAGTTGCCGACTGTTGTATCAGCAGACAGATACCTGTCGCGTTCAGCGCCCAGTCCAAACGGCGGGAACTTCATCTTTTCGATCTCGGACAGCAGGGTGTAGCCCCATTCCCAGTCGAATCCGTGCGTAGCCTTGCCGAACAGGAGCCAGTCGCCGTCTTCCTGCATTTCGGCTTCGGTGACGAGGAAGGTATAGGCGCCGCCGCCGAAGAACTTGACCAGAATCTGCGCATCGTCGCCCTTGCCCTCCTGAGAGCCGAAAGGATGCTTTTCCAGCTTGCGGATGACTTCGGCGGTCAGCAGCTTCATGGTGCGGATGGGCTTGACAGATTCCGGATCGGCCTTCTTGGGCTGCTCCGGCTTTTTCAGATTCTTCGGCACTTCGCGCTTCTTCGCATCGGGGAAAAAGGATGCAGGGACTTGGTAGAGAATCCCGTATTCTGCGCGGCACCATTCCAGCAGCGCAAACGCCTTGGATTCCGCAATCTTCGTGGCGATTTCCAGCTGCTTGTCCGAGCGGCGGGTAACTTCCAACAGGCAGTCCATAACGCCGCATCCGAGAATCATGGTGGTGACGCCGCTCTGCTCATTGCGTTCGATGGGCGTGGCGTGCAGATAGTAGCCGCGGGGACGCACAGCACCGGTGGCCCAGTGGCGGCTTCCCTCATTGTAGGAGATGTGCAGATCGATGCAGTTTGCGGTGCTGATGCATCCCACAGGATTGCGTGCTTCTTCCGGACTGATGGAAACGATGGGGATGAACTGCTGAATGTTCGTGGTCATAGATACTCCTCCTATCAATTAAGAGGGATATTTGCGCGCTGAATTTTCAGATCATGCGTAAATTCCCTCTTTGTCGTGCTGATGACGGTTGTTCTGTCAGGCGGCGAGCGCCCAATAAGGCGGCAGACAGCCGATTCGGCGGTCAAGCTCCGCGTCTATGGCGTTGATGACTTCATGCCAGCATGTGCCGATGTTGCCGGACGCAACATTTCTGCATATGGAGTCCTGAAGCCGCTCCAGCTGAGATGTGCTGTATGTACCGATTCGCTCCAGAATCGTTGTGCGGGATATCTTCATAGTGGTTCCTCCTGATTATCTTCGGTAACTGCCGAAGCGCCTTGCGTGCTTGCGCCTGCGCTCCCGCATGGTTAAATCGGATAGGATTGCGCAGGATGCGCCATACTCGCGGGCAAGGAACCGCGCTATGCCCTGATAGCGTTCATGGGCGTTCCTTGCACTCTGCATGTCCGGGTATCCTGTGCGCCGCAGCCACTCTCGATAGGGCAGTTCCCCGCGAAGGCCATACTGAGCCTGTTCCCATAGGGCGGACAGGTCTTTATCGTCCATTTCGCGGATCTGTGCTTTGAGAGCGGCGGCGGATACTTCAAATGCTTTACGGTCCGATTTCTCCGTGTCCTTATGCACGGTCATGCCAGCTCTGCGATTCCGTCATGAATGCGGATTCCTGCATCGACTCCGTTGCAGGTGACGTAGTATTCACGCTCCGATACTGCCGCAAGCGTGAACAGCCTTCCCATGTAGGTGAAGGTCAACTGTCCTTTGCGGACAGCTTCACAGGCCAGATACAGCGCGGTTGCACAGATTGCGTGCTTGATGGAAGTGGGGTAGCTCCGCATTGATTGGCGGGTGGTGTAGCTCTGCATAATGCTCCTCCTGTTCATGGTTGTGCACTTGAATATTTAGTATTACTAAACTACGAGACAAAAAAAGAGAACCTGCCGCATGGCTCATTTCTGCCATGTGCGGGTTCTGCACCAGCTGTGGACGAAACGATGCTTGCATAAGTCCGATACGGAAGTCCGGATTACATCCCAGATGCTGCTTGCAAGCTCTCCGGTTGCCGCACAGAAGTACGGCGAAATTGCAGGATTGATGCTTTGCGCATATGCTACAACGTCCTCCCGACTGAAGACATAGTTGATCTTGCCGGTAGCAGGGTCTCTCTGCGGCGTTTCGCTGAGCAGACTCTTTGCGGGGAATCTGTACATGGTGACGCTCCTCTCAAAGGACAGGCGGCTCCATCACAGGGACAGAGCCGCCGCGGGGATGGTGTTGACGCTGATGGATGGTGGACATGGGTATCAGGCAGCCTTGGCTTCGGTGTTGGGGGCTTCGGTGGTGGAGCCTTCGCTGGTGGCGGGGGCAGACTGAGGGTTGGTGAGAGCGGCAAGCTGGGCACGGACGGCGGCAAGTTCAGCTTCCAGATCAGCCTTGGTCGGACCCTTAGCCTTTGCCTTGGACACAGATTCGGCGGGGTTTTTGCCGGCGTTGGAGTGTACGGGAGCGGCGGCGACTTCGGCCCAACCACCCTTGACGAATGCACGGAAAGTTGCGATGGACTTGACCTTCTTCGCCTGCTCGCCCTTATCCTTGCCGTAGGCGGTCATCTTGACGGTGAGGGTGTTGGCAAGGTTGTCGATGGTGAGGGCGAAGCCGTAGGCAGTCATGAGCGGGGACAGGTCGGACAGGGTTTCGTCGATAGACTTGTTGCCCTCGATAAAAGCCACGTAGGACAGGTAAGCGTCGTAGGACTTCTGCTTGAACTCCTGTGCGGTCATGGGGGCAGAGGTGGCGGGGGTAGTCTTGGTGGTCTTGGCGGTGGTGTTCTTCATGGTCTTTTCCTCCTTCTGGTTCTTGGGCAGAGTGGTAGCGGGGACGGTAGCGGTAGCAACGGGGGTAGCGGTGGTGTTCTTAGACATGGTTCTTCCTCCTTCAAATTCGGCAGATGTATTCTGACGGGGTTCCTGTTTCGGCTCATGCCAATCGTCAGCCCACGGACTTCTACCGTGGGGACAGGTAGCCCATGCTTCCCGTTCACATGGGCAGCCCCCCAGTGTACAGCTTGACACAGAGACTGATTCCCTAATCCAGACAGAGAAGGGCTGATTCCGTCACCAATCACAGGATTTGAACGGCGTCGCATTGGCGTAATTCCCACCTACTCCCGCCGTCGGTTATCCTGCCGCATATCACAGCCCATCCAGACAGATGGGGACACCTGTTCCTTGCGACAAACCTATTGCGGGGGCATTGTGCAACCTACACCCACCGTGAGACACTCCTGTACGTCGTGCCGTGTTTTCGCTGTACACCTATGCAATTTTTTCTCCATGCCCACAATGCAAGCCTTTACTGCGGTCTCCCGCCTATCGCCGCCCATGGGATTAGGCACAGGCTATAAGGTCGCCACCCGTCAAGCCTTGCACTTGACGCGCCGCCGTTGGTCGGCGTTACCCCGCACACTTGACCATGTGGGCAGGTGCTACATCAGCCGTAGCCGCTTGAATGGGCATCCCTCCGTTTCGTCGTCGTGGGGTTCTGTGTTCCTGCCGTCCGAGCGGTTTTGACCGCCGCCCTTCCGGCGAGACCAGTATACACCTGCATTTTTTTCGCCGCCGCCTGTTTGCCGCATGGCGGTCATGTGCGTTTTTTCGCGCTCTTAGGAAATGCGATTTTTTCGGGCAGTCGGTCGGATTGTCAAAGTGTAACAAAAACAATCTTGAAAAATTTGTGCAACATTCCGAGTTGACAAGTTTTGAAAGTGGGTGCTTCGGCCTATTAAGCGCGTGTACATGTGCGCGCAGGCGCGTTTGTTGAGAAAATCGGGATTGCGGCGGGCTGTGTGGGGCATGGGCAGGAATGGCGGGAGACGGGAGGACGGCGGGAGAATTTCGCCGCATGGAGGACGGAAAACGCCGGATTGACAGAACGTGTGTTCGCTGTGTGGGGCATGTACGGCGGGACGGCGAACAGGGACGGCGGGAGGACGGGCAGAACGTCGGGAGGCTTGACAGGTGCAGGGAGTACAGCAAAAGGGAACATAATACCGTGTTATGTTGCCTTTTACGTCTGAAAAGCAACATAACCCAGAAAAACCCCTATGCCTGTGGCACGACATCCTGATTCCGCAATATATAATGAAGAAAGACCGTCCTCAGCTGATCTGAGTCGGTCTTAACTTATCTGTATGAAGCTGAATGAAGATGAGAATTTGGATTTCCGTGCTGCAAGAGGCTTGCCCCTTCATTGTGCGGCTCTATTATATATAGAAGAAACTGCTCCAAAGCAAAGAATCAGATGATAAAAACATCGGGAAATCATCGGAAAACCTCGCAGGATCGAGGGGAATTATCACGATTTCGATGGTATTTTCAATAATTCCCGATGCATTTCTGTACTCAACTCCGATCGTTTTGTCCGAACGGCTATTGCGGCTATCGAGTACGCGAAATCACTCTTCCGCGTGGAAGTAACATATAGGGGAAGAGAATGCAATAGATTCTTGTTCAGCCTCGCGAAAAGGTTCCTCAGCGTGGAAGTAACATATTGGGATGCGGAGTCTGTTTGTTTCGGCATCTGAAATATATTCCATAGCCAGAAAATTCTCTGGATTATGTAAAAAATGCTTCGAAATGTCCCTCTTAGATAGTGAGGGGTCGATGGAGAAGATAAGTCCCGAGATGAGATGAATGTGTTTTGAATCCTGATGCGTGTCGGAGAAGAGAGTCTCCGGAAGCAAATAGTAGTCTTATAATACTATATAATACAACATACACTCTCCGGGGACACCCTCTCGTAGTTATGATAAACCCCTTGGCGAGGAGGAACAGCGTGGTGAATAAAACAATCGATGAACGGGTATTGGAGAAAATGATCGAGCTGTATGTGTCCTATCGAGGGCGATACATACTCTGTCTGCCAACCGGAAACATCATCACACCCAAGAGAAAAGACGGTAAGTACAGCTGGCTGTCGAATGCTGTTTTGAGAAATCACCTTGAACAACAATACGCGGTGGGTGTTTTTGCAGATAATTACGGCAGCAGATTTATATGCTTTGATGTGGATAACGGGAATGCGGATACAGTTCATGCAATTATTGATGAACTCGCGGCACTTGGGTTTTCAAGAAGCGACATCCATGTGTCCTTCAGCGGTGGCAAGGGCTATCACGTTGAAGTTTTCTTTGATGAGTGCATCATTACATACCGTCTGCAGGCACTGTACAGCCATGTAATCACTGCACGAGGCCTTGACCCGCAAAAGGTGGAATTTCGCCCCATGAATACAGCGTCTATCAAACTGCCTTTATCAAGACATGCAAAGACCGGCAAAATTTGCTGGTTTGTTGATAGAGACACCCTCGTGCCCATCATGAGACAGGATTATGTTTTGAGCATTCATCAAATCAGAGCTGCCGAAGTAAAAGCGCTGATCCCCGAATGCCCTGTTATCACACCAAGAAGCCAGGAGACGAAGATCCATTCAGAAAAAGGCTGTTCATCTCCGGAAACCAGAGACCTTGGCACAACGCTTGAACAGGTGGGTACGCGGCACAACATGATGCGCAACATTGCGGTATTCAAGCGGACGCATGGGGCAAGCCGGGAGGAATGTGAAACTGCATTGCATGAATGGATTGAAGCACAGGATTCCCAGTATTACAAGTCGTCACAACGGGATATCCGCCGAGACATCGATGAGCTGATCGCCTGGGTATACTCAGAGCGTTTTGTGCTCCAGAAAGCAGCAAGCGTTGATTCGACAGTTTTGCGTACCTCCATGTTAGAAGGCTTGCTTGCGCAGAATACCCGTACTGCCAGAAGACTGTACTTTTTGTTTCTGGTCCGCTGTCGGATGCAGCAGCCCAGAATGTCGCTGAAGGATGCCGGCAAAGCTATTGGCGCCAGCGTTCCAACCGTTGTCAAGGGCATTCGTGCTCTGACGGAAGGCCAGCATATTGAGGTTGTTGAAGGTAAGAGATTAAGTCTGGGCAACGGAGTATTTACCGCCGAGTGCCGTAGCTACGTTGTTCCTCATTCTGGCGGAAACCGTGATGAGCTGTGCATAACCATTACCATGCGTGAACTCATTTTTGACTTCAATGCCTGTTATCATAAGGTTTTGCATGCATAGATCGCCCAGAATGTGCTCAAAGAAAGCCTGACTCGCTCTGAGTGGGAAGAATATCTGGAGTATCTGAGCTATGTAAATGGCGAAGTGACAGATATGGAGACCAGCAGACGGATCGACCTGATTGCCACAAAGCAGACACTGAGTCATAAGGCCTTCGGGAAAATTGATGTATTTGACCTGGGCGACAGATTGCTGTATCCGGCTTATGACGTTGGCTGCAAACTGCATCTGGCACATCCCAGCGCATTGGGCAGTGAATGCACGGACAAGGAATCATGGTGGATTCGTGTGAAGCGGTGTGTGCTGAAAAACGGCGTAACGTCCTATCAGGTGCTGCGTAAGAACTTCATACCGGCAGAGGACGTCAGGAGGCTGGCGCGATCGTCAAACGATCCGCAGGCGATGGACATTTGTGACTGGATACTGTCACTCGAATCCATACAGGAGGACGATGAAAATGAGAAATGAGTCAGAGTGGGCATACCTGCCCCTGAGTGAAGAGCGCGTTGTGGCGCAGTAGCTGAAGAACCGGTGTAAACTGGATGCAGCGTATGATGCCCGACAGCAAAGTGGGACGTCTCTGGATTCACAGGGAGGATATGGATAGGCTGAGGCTGTGTAGTGTACCTACATGGATCTGGATCGCCTGATTGCCGCATGCGATATTCCTGATGACATGATGAGTACGCTGACGTTGGTGATGGACGGCTATTCGCTTCGTGATATTGCAGAGCTGCATGAACGGGAAGTGAAAGCAGTGGAACGGGAATTCAGAAACGCTGTGTCCCTGATTGTACGCAATAACAATCAGGCATGGGTGAATACGTACACGCGAAAAAGAGCTCCAGATCAGAAGTAACGTTTATGGGAAAGAGCCTTTGAAAAAAGTTGAAAGCTATGCGCGAAATATACCTGTATGTCAGAAGTAACATTTATGGGGAAAGGAGTCGGCAGAAAAGCTGAAGTTCCCGCGCGAAATACTTCCGCTGGCCGGAAGTAAAGTTTAGGGAGGAGGATGAACGTGGCAACACGTTATGGAATCACATAGCCCAATGGCGTTAGATTTACGCTTTTGTATAACGAGGATCAGAGCAAGATCGAGCTTATAGAGGAGCTGATCCTGAAATACTGGTCAAACTACTGTCTTAGGAATTGGCTCAGTGATAACCATGAGCAGCCATACTCACCGGAAATAAAGGTGAAGAGGCTGCTGGATCGCTGCGGTACACTTCTCCTGCGCGATGTGCCTCCGGACGAGAGAGACACCTTGACGAGCTACAAGGAAATGGTTGTGGGTAGCAGAGAAATCAATGTTTCAGACTGCCCGGAGGCTATTGCGGAAATGCTGGAAAGCGGCTGCGTTCAGTTGAACAGGCTGACGCCCGACGACCGGCTGAGATATGAGCTTCTGACAGATAAGCTTGATGAACGCATCGGCGCACAGAAAAAGAAAGTTGCTCGCGCGAGACCGTCAACGCGGTTCGAGCGCTTGGAAGCAATCCGGAACGCTTTTCAAGGCTGCACGATTCATGGCTGCAGGGTGGATACGGATGGATGCTTCGAACATAATGGCGCTGTTTATCAGGTGGACAGTACGGAAGGAAAATACGCCCCGCATAAAACGCGGTATGGCGATCAGTATGACATGGACAGGATCATCGTAATCGAAGTTCCGGACGGTGGCGTACACTTTGCTGATCAGGACGGATATCTGATGGACGATGCGATGATCGCTGTGCTAACGAGGTGAGAGAATGAATGATAAGCGCGATCTGATTCGCGAAATGTACAGCAAGGCGATCGGCGCATCTGATCTCGATTGGTCGGAGATTGCCGAGCAGTCCGGATGCGGATAGCACCCGGATCAGCTCCGCAAGATGGGCGCGGGCATTAAGCTGGCCGCAGATAATGGAATGCTTGCTTAGTATCCGGAGGAAGAAAACAAGCTGGACAATGTACAACAGCTTCGTGATCTTCGTAATGAGATCAACGAGACCTATAGAGCAAAATCCCGCAGCGAGGCGCTGCGGGATGCTGTTGTTCATGCGGTGAAGACCATGCCGCCCATGACTGTGCTGCCTGCGGATGAGAAGTATTCCATCGGCAAGCGTACGCTGGTACTCTGCATTGCAGACTGCCACTTTGGTGCAGAGTGGACGGTGCGCGGCCTTCGCGGCGAGGTACTGAACAGCTATACGCCCGAGGTGTTCTTTGAGCGCATGTCCATGCTACTGTTCCAGACCAGACTGATTCTGGAGAAGGAGCAGATTGGCGACGTTCAGCTCCTGATCTGCGGCGACAGTCTGGACGGCATGCTGAGAGCCAGCCAGCTCATGAAGCTGCGCTGGGGCGTAGTTGAAAGCTGCATGCGCTTTTCGGAATATATGGCGCAGTGGATCAACGAACTGTCCAGATATGCTACTGTATCTGTCTGCGGCGTTGACGGCAATCACACCGAGACCCGCAGTCTGAACAGTAAACGCGGTGATTTTCCCGGCGAGAATCTGGAGAAAGTAATCTTCTGGTTCCTGAATGAACGTTTGAAGGATAATGCCAATGTAATCGTCGATGGTGTGACCGAACAGCAGAAGCACTTGAGCGTTCAGGGCTGCAGCATCCTGCTGACGCACGGAACTGATGTCCGGATGATGGAAAAAGCGGCAAGACAGTCGATGCTTCTCTACAACGAGGGTATCGACTTCTTTATCTGCGGACATAAGCACCGCGAGCAGGAATGTGTTTCCGGCTATACGGATCAGGGCAACTCGGTAATCGTTCGTGTTCCCAGTATTTGTGGTATGGATGAATACGCACAACAGCTTGGATACGGCGGTCGCCCGGGGGCTATGGCGATGGTTCTGGAAGCCGGCTATGGCAGGCGTTGCGTCTATCCCATCAACTTGTAACGGAGGGATAAGATGGCAACTGGAACGAAGCTGAAGGGGCGAAAGATCACTTCCAAGATGTGCGTCAAGTGCGGAAAGGTGCTGCCTCTTGACAAGTTCTATGCGAACAAGGACTGGGCGGCACAGTCCTATCATGACGCATGGTGCAAGGATTGTGCATCGAAGTGCAGCATCAGCAAAGAAGGCGCACGCGAGTTCTGCTGGTACAATAATCGCCGGTGGTCTGATGCATACTGGGACATGGCCGTAAAGAAATCGGCCTACGCGCTGGCCAATGATCCTGATTATCTTGCAGCACGGGACGATGCAAAGCGCGAAGATCTGGAGAACCGTACTGCAGGCAAATACTTTTTCAGCATCATGAACCTTGGCAACGTATATCAATACTCTGCAAACATCGACACCGATGGCGCATACCGCGAATTCAATCCGGATTCAACGGCTGGCACGGTTACGCGAGACGATTCAGGGGCTTTCCTTGATGACGGCGAGCTGATCTACAGCCGCGAATGGAACGGCATGTATACCCAGCGTGAGATTGACTATCTGGATGATTACTATGCCCGGTAGGAAGAAGGATTCGTGTTGGACAATCAGAATATCCAGGACTACGCCAGGAAATCTGCAAAGGCGTCGCTGGACGCAGATATCAAATACAGCAAGATGCGCCACGGTCAAGCATCTGTCAACGAATGGAAAGAGGCACAGGCGATCTTCGATAACCTCTCGAAATCGGCGAACTTCGCAGCCTGTAAGCGCAAGCCCGGCGATATGGCTGGCCTTGGTTCGTTGGGCGCAATCGTTGCCAAGATCGAGATGAGCGGTGAACTGGACACGCCCATGGTGGAATTTCCTCCTGACGACATCGATAGGATCATCGCGGACTTCCGGCATACAGTCGCTGCTGTCGGACTTGAGCAGGTGGTTGTATGATATAGACGCAAATCAGAGACATTCGGGATGTGAAGTTGTGGGCAATGCAGATTCACTTCTGGAGGACACATCTGGATGTGTTCATTGAGGAATACTTCCATATCAAGCTCAAGGATACGCAGCGCGTGGTTGCCCGGCAGTTTGGCAATGCGGATACCCTCATGGTGGTCAAGAGCCGCGGCTATGGCAAGACATGGCTGACAGCATAGTGCTGTATTGCGGTTGGAGTGCTGTATCCCGGCAGTCTAATTGCTGTTGTCTCGGGCACCGCTGAACAGGCAACCCTGATCGTTAAGAAGATTCAGGATTACTTTGTTCGGAATCCCGAGATCATGCGTGAGATTCAGACGGACAGTCATCGTCCTGTGCAGCTGTCCCGAAACAAGGGTATCTGTACTCTGAAGAACGGTTCGAAGATCGAGAGCTTTTCGGTCGGCACCATGCGAGGCAATCGTGCCAAAATCGTGGTGATCGACGAATCGCCTGAGGTCAAGGCAGACGACCTGGATGCGGTCATCGGTCCTGTCCGCAACACCAAGCGCGATATCTGTCATCAACGCGGGATTAAGGACTATACCAGTAAGACTATTTCGATCACGTCCGCCTGCCTGAAGAGCAACTATTTCTACGCCATGTTCATGGCAGCTTTGAAGGAGTTTTCCAAGGGCAGCACATCCAACTTCGCGTGCGCACTGGATTATCAGAGTGCGGCGCGTGTCGGAATTACAGATTTAGACTTCTTCCTGAAGGAACAGAAAAAGATGCCCGAAGCAAAGTTTGCTATGGAATATGGCAGCTGCTTCGTGGGCGCGGAATCTGGCTCTATGTTCCCATATGATCTGACGGAGAACTGCAGAACGCTCAGACAGGTCGAGGTAGTGCAGCCGACCAGTTGCACCTCAGATTACGTCATGGGCGTTGACCTTGCAACCTCCAGCAAAAGACTGGCGGATAATGCCGTGATCACGGTCGTCAAGCTGGTCGAGATGGAAAACGGAAACTACCTCAAGAGAGTGGTCTACATGCGGTCCTATCACGGTAAACGCTTGGATGCACTGGCTGAAGAGGTGCGTCGAACCTATGCGAAGTTTCCGAGGATCATCAAGATTGTATTCGACCATCGCGGTTTGGGTGATGCGCTGCCCGAATTCCTTTCGCAGCCATGGACAGATGACAACGGTAAGGAATATCCCCCGTGGACGCTGGACGACAGTAAGTCGTTCATACATAATGCGGTGCCGATCCTTCGCAGCGTCAAGGCCAATCCACAGATCAATCAGCAGCTTGTTTCGTGCCTACGTGTGGCATAGGAACAAGGTTCGATTGAACTGCCCGTGAATTCCAGGTATGCGGAAACACCGCCTGATGAAGACGGTGAAGAAGAATCGGTAAAACAGAAAAAACTGACGCTGCAGGAAAAAGCGATCTTTCTGGAGGGAGATGCACTGCAGATTGAGATGGGCAATATCATCATGAAGACCGGCACAGGCGGAACGATTCTGTATGATGTGGCTCGTGCCAACCAGCACAAGGACAGATACTCAGCGCTTTCAATGGCAGTGCGCTTCATCGCTGAATTGGAAGATGAGCGAAAACGCAAAATGCTCAGGCCGAAGAATAACTTTATCGGTGTCGTGAGCAGAATCTGATGGGAGGAATACAATGGGATGGTTTGATAGATAGAGAAAGACCCCTCAGCCGCGGGACGAGCCCAGACAGGCGAAGAGCGTAGATATCGCTGTGGGTGCAAAGGATGACGGCAATGGTACGATGACTTATAATGATAAGTCCATTACCTACACCGGCGACCTTGCGAGCTATGACTATGACAGCATCCTTCGGGATAAACAGCGCAATATCAACAGCCTGTTTGAACTGAGCGACTACTATGTAGACGCCGATCCAATCTACCGTGGTATCATCAGGGGGGTGTATGTACCCTTCAGCGTTGCGGATGACTGGAGGCTGATCGGCGCAAACGAGCAGACCAAGGAAAAATACGAAGAGTACTATGAACGTATCGGCCTTGCGGATCGCGCCAGAAGCATCTATTACCAGTATTACAAATACGGCAATGTGTATGTTTACCTGCTGGAGGATGGCAGGATGATTACGCTTCCGGTGCATCTGATCCGCATTGCGAACGTCATGATCGGTAACGAGCCGGTACTGGAGTTCAACTGCAAATCCGTCCGCGACGATATGCGGCAGCAGGGCGTCAAGGCGCAGAAGGATTTTCTGGAGGATGAGGATCTGGAAGTTCGACTGGAAGGTTTTCCACCCGAGGTTGCGGAGGCAATCAAGAAGGGCTCCGACTGGGTGCAGCTGAATCCGGAGAATACGTTCTGCATGCAGGACTTCAAGGAGGACTGGACGCGGTACGCTATTCCCATGGTCGCCACCTGCCTGGGTGCATTTCGCAGGAAGGCACTGATCGCACAGTATGAATCGGCGTAGCTGAATCTGGGCGCGCACAGCTTTGTTCATGTGACCTATGGTGACAGTAAATCGGACATTATGCCAGATATCACTGCACTCAATGCAGTCAACGCACTGTTCCGCAGGGCGATGACCGGTTCTGCGCTGGCGACGACCAACCATCTGTGTAAGGCGGAGGTCATTCAGCCGAACCTGAACGAGATGTTCTCGGATGACAAGTACCGGGATGTCAATGCAGAAATCTTGTCCGCAGGCGGCATCTCTGGTATTATTGTCTCCGGCCGCGCTGAGGACGGCAGCAATTTTGCTTCAGCTCAAGTCTCCATGCAGACTGCTGCGATCCGCATCAAGCAGGCGCGGGATAATTTCTGCGAGCTCATGGATAAGATCAACCTGCGGCTCAACGGCAGAGGACGTGGCGGCGTAACGCACAGCCGCCCGGAAAATGTGCCGCGCTTTACCTATCCGCCTGTGGATCTGGCTAACAGTCATAAGTTTCAGGAAGTATGTCTGAAGCTGTGGGAAGCCGGCGTTGTTTCTACCAAGACCATGCTGCAGACTCACGGATATGATATGGATCAGGAAGTGGAGCGTATGAAGCATGAGCCTGCCAGAGATAAGGATGGCAAAGAGAATCATGATTCTTCCGCGTCCGGAGGCGGCAAGGTTGGCCGCCCGGAGATGGATGACACTGAGCGCAGCTCTGACCCGTTGAAATCGCAGACAGGTGCGCAGCCGAAGCCCTCAAACCCCGAAGGAAGTTAGTAAGAGGAGGATACAATGAATAAGGTATCTTTTATGGCACCGCGGGTGATGATGGCGGCAACTGAGCAGAACGATATTTACATGACTGTCGTGATGCGCATGTTCTCCACGGCGCCCAACAGAAACGGCTTTGCTGTGAGCGAAGCATTTATCGACAATATCGTTGCCAATGCGGCGAAGTACACCTGTCTTCCGTAGTGCGCGGACGCTGGTCGCCTGAGAAACGGCGGCATGGACGGCTTGACACACCGATTGAACAAGACCTCCGGCATCTTTGAGAGCGAGCAGATCGGCTCGTTCTTTTCTTTTGCCAAGGAGATTGACAACGGCGTGATCAGCCTACTTGGCGAAGCGAGAATTCCCAAGAGAAATCCGATGCTTTGTGAAACGCTCATGCGGCTGTATGAGGCTGGCGCACTGAATTTCTCGTTTGAGATACTGGTAGGCAATGCCACCCAGATGGATGGCGTCACGCTGATCGACGCTGTAGAAGGCAACGAACTGATTGGCATGGCGGTGGTTACGACTCCCGCTTGCCCCGAGGCGACAGCGATCAAGCTGATCGCCGAAGATGAAAACGATAACGATGATGACAGAGAGGATGAAGAGGAAATGGACGAGAAGGATAAGAAGATCGCCGAACTGGAAGGCAAGCTTCAGTAGGCTGAGCAGAAGGCGACCAATGATGAAGAGCTCCGTAAGAAGGACGAGGAGCTTACCAAAGAAAAGGAGCAGCGCGAAAGGGCTGAGGCTGAGCTGACCGAGGCAACCGGCAAGCTGACCGAAGCGGAAACCCAGCTGGCAGAAAAGGATACCCGCATTGCTGAACTGGAGGCGCAGGTATCCGAGCTCGACCCCATCAAGGCTGAGGTCGAGCAGCTGCGTGCTGACAAGGCTGCCGCTGAACTGGCTGCCAAGCAGCAAGAACTGACCCGATTTGCGGAAGCTCAGGGTCTGGACGCCAAGGAAGCGGCTATCGCCGAAGCGATCCAGAAGGCAGACTATGCTGCTCTGGTTGCTGAATCCATGAAGAAGGAAAAGACCGAGACCAAGCCTGTCGTCGCATCCTACGCCATGGGCGGCGGCATTACTGCCAAGGGCGAATACGATGACCTGCTGGGCAAGGCCTGATGATGAATAGGAGGAATGAGATATGGCTGGTTATGTGACTAAGCTGATGGGCCACGTCTATGACGGCGCCTATACTGCCGCCGAACCGCTGATCAACGGCGTGTTCGCAGAGATTACCGCAGACGGCGTCAAGAAGACTGCCGCCGCAAAGGACACCATCCTGCGCGTTGAGGAGAAGACCGAGCTGTGGGGCAATCCCGCTGTGGTGTAGAACGTCACCGGCGTTGGCACCGACGAGGTCTACTTCGTTGAGAACGAGTGGGAAGTTGACGAGAATGCAGAATGGAATGAAGCGGATTACACCCTGCCCACTGGCAAGTATGTGCGCATGAAGCGCCTGCTGCCCGGCGAACAGGTGATCATGTCCGTTGCTACTGAACTGCATTCCGCACTTGCGGTTGGCGATTCCGTGCAGCCCGCAGCTGACGGCGTGATCGCCAAGACCGCTTGATAGGAAGGAGAGATAAACTATGCCTCAGATTGATATCCGAAAGGACAGCAAGCTGGTGCAGCTGATCACTGCCCAGGCGCGCGGCGAGCGTGTTGATTCCGATCAGGCCGACAAGGCTGCAAAGTAGATCGCGGAGCTGGCTTCCGATCCTACCCCGCACAACAAGTATGCAATTGGCCAGCTTGTGGGTTTTACCGTCAATGAGATGGTACGTCCCCAGACCGACTGGCTGAACCATGTAGCTGACGTCAAGCACGTTGGTTATGGTGAAAAGGCCTCTTTCCGCGTCAAGCAGGAAGGCATCCGTGCATTCATCATGGCGAAGGCCGGTACTCCCGCCCGTTCCAAGATCGCGCACAAGCAGGTCACTCTGGACACCATTGCTGTATCTGCCAGACCTGTGATCAACCTGTACGAGCTGCGCACCGGTCGCGTGCAGATGGCTGACCTGATCCGTGACGCCGCCAATGAGATGCATCTCAAGCAGGTTCAGTACATTCAAGGTGTACTGCACAGTGCGGCGGAGAATTGGGAATCTCCCTTCTATGGCACCGGTACCGGCATCGTCAAGACTGTGTTGAATCCCATGCTGCAGCATTGGATGCGAACCGGTTCGGTTTCCCTGCTGGGTGATATCGCGATCATCTCTCAGCTGGCCGAACAGACCGGCTTCACTGCGGCGGCTGCCACTCAGCAGTTCTCCCAGAACGTGATTGATGAGGTCATGCGCACCGGCCTGATCGGCACCTACTACGGCGCCAAGGTCATCAACATGGTCAACCCCTATCTGGGCGACAATGTGACTCCGGTGATCGATACCAAGCGTCTGTATATTCTGCCTTCCGGCGCTTCTGCGGACATGCGTCCTCTGAAGGTACTGTACGAGGGTGACGTCCAGTCCACTGAATCCACCAACATCGACGATCTCGCCTATGAGGTTCGTCTGGACCAGTGGTTCGGCGCCGGTATCGTGGTCGGTAAGACTCCGACTATGAGTGTGTACACCGATACCACTGCCTGATAAACGATGTATGCGGCGGAGGAGCATCCTCCGCCGCAGGAGGTGATTGAACATGGAAAAGATTCGAGTACACAATCCACGTAAGTTTGCGATTGGCCTGACGCTGGCGAACGGTACTGAGCGTACTGTTCTGCCTGGCTCCTATACGCTGCTTTCGAAGGAAGATATTGAGCATCTGGCCAGTTTTGCACCGGCGCTGTTTCAGGATGAAAAGCTGCTGCGTATTGAGGAGCGAAATCTGACTGCAGAGTTGGGCTTTATTGACGATCCTGAAAAGCCGGTGCTGGATGATGAGGAGATTCGCAAGAATCTCAGTCAGCGTGTTTCTCAGGTAAAGGCATGGCTGGACGGCATTGATGAAGCGTACCTGCTGGACGCTATCTGTGATGTCGCAGCCGGTATGGACCTGCCAGCCAGCAAGCTGCAGCTGCTTCAGGAGAAGCTTCCTGAGCGTGAGTTTCTGAAGACCGAATGATGGAGGTGATCTGCCATGACGGATATACAGAAGATGGCTCAGGAGCTGAGACAGCGCACCGAATGGCAGGATACTCCGGTGGAATTGGTCAACGAAGATTATCTGGAGATCGTCCGTCAGGCAGTACGCCATCTGTATGTGATGACCGGGCGTTACACTCAGTATGATGATTCTTCGGATATTGCTCTTAGCGCAGACGAATATGAGTATGTGCTGACTACTGCGGAGATTGGTTTCTACCGTCGCGTGCAGTCGGACGTTAACCGAATCGTCGGTTATTCTACTGACGCTATGACGATCACCAACGCGGACAAGCCCTATGCCAACATCAGTCAGACAGTGAACGAGCTTCTGAACAGACAGCGGATTCTCTACTACAAGATGACGCGTTTTGTACTTCTGTGACGGAGGTGGATGGATGAAATTCTATGTGCCGCCAAAGCTTCGGCAGGATTTCAAGGACTGGCTACATACTGACGTCCAAAATGCCAACTATGATTTCCAGATCATCCGCGACTGGTATCAGCAGACGAAAGTGGCGCCGATCCGGGCGCTGTTCTTTCCGATATCCTGGAAATCCAAAATCGGAAACTCGGACGCCAACAGTAACTTCAAGACCAGCTATGATTACATCATCCGCAAGGGCGACATCGCCATCCGCGAGGATGGCATGATCCTGATGCTGAACTGGCAGGTGCAGAACAATCCCAACAACCAGTCCACACAGGCGATTGCTTGCAATGCCCGCTTTCAGTTTGAACGGCATGTGGACGAGAAGGTTGACAGCAAGGGGTTCCTGATTGAGGAGGCGCATGACGAGATCATCGCACCGAAAATCCCCGGCGTGTATGCTGAGTATACCGGCAGGCCTGATTATGCGGCAAGCTACAATACGCCCGGTATATCGCCGGATCACCTGCTGACGGTGCAGGTGCAGTTCAATCCACGGACGGATCTGATCCGGCTTGGCGATGAGTTTGCCCTCATGCACAGCCGGTACCGCATCGTCAACCGCGTGGATACAGAAGTGGACATTGATCGCCAATACGGGATCATAAACTAGATGGCGCGAAGGATCGCCGGAGAGGAGTCGCTATGAAGCAGAGCTGCAATCGGATTTCTCTGGATGAAGCTGCGCTGATGGCCGCTCTCCGCGAAGAAGCGAAGGATGCGTTGGAACGGGAAGGGCAAAGGCTGCTCAGTCATATGCAGCACGAAGTTATAAATACCACCCACGGCGGCGCCCCTGGCAAGCCGGACTGGCGTAAGGAAATCGTGCGGAATCTGGATAAGACAGCGGTGGCTGTCACGGATGATTCGGTATCGATGGACTTTGGCTATTCTCCTTCTGATAAGGCGGATGAAGTACGTGCCATGTTGGTTGAGGCAGGCTCCGGCAGTGCAGCCGGTGGCAAGCCTATTACGGCGGGACCGAATGGCAGAAGCGTATGGAACAGTGAGCTGGATGGAAAGCATCCGTCCCGAGCTAAGAGCGTGTACAAGCTGCCGGCTGAATTCAACCAGAAGGGCAACAAGTTTGTTGAGAATGCGATGCGTATGATGCAGACGGAGTTCGGTACGATAACGGAGACAGTATTTGCAACTACTCCCGACAGTGCTTACTATGGAAACGTGAAGGTGGATGAGCGATGAAGAAACTGCGCACATGGCATGATAACTGGAACAACGTGATCCGCGAGGTTTTGTTTCCGGACGCCGAATAGAAGACGCTGATGTGTATTCCGGAAGATAAGCGGGAGAACATCCGCGAGTTCATCGACCGCTACTTCATTGAGGATGCCATGCCGGACGAACTGGTTCTGAATGAAGACGTACGCGTGATCTGTTACGAAACCGAGGGTACGCAGCTGGGAACGCCGCATGTGCTCAGAAAATTCCTGGCCTTTGATATTTATGTCAAGGAAGATGCTCTGTATAACGTTGGAGCAGATCGACTACAGCGTCGGGACAAAAAAATAAGTCAGCGGCTCAAAGAACTGCTGACTGGGAAAGAGCATGTATGTGGTATACGATTTGGGTATGAGGATGAATACCATCTGGGAGCCAAAACGATTGGCTATAGAAGGTATCATGTGGTATTCTCATATGTGACTACATGGTGATCATTTTTCCACGAATGTCTTGACGATCTGAACGATCTGCTCGTGGCGTTCTTCTGGCGCGGTCTTCATGTAAGCGGCGACCTTCATAATGTGCTCATCGATAGGAATGAGATCCACATCCTCGCTTGAGAGATTGAGTAGATCAGAAAGGTCGATCTGCAAGGCCTGCGCGATAGGCGAAAATACATGACAAAATTGGTATGTGCATTTACTGGACATCGACCAGAAAAGCTGGGATTCCCGTGGGATGAAAGTGAGCCTCGCTACAAGCGGCTCAAACAAAAACTATTTTGTGAAATATTACAATTGACCCGTGACGGTGTGAGTGTCTTTATTACCGGAATGGCAAGAGGCGTAGACCAGCTTGCAGCAGAGATCGTTCTCTCTTTGAAGGATGTCGTTCCGGACAGAAATCTGCAGCTGTGGGCTGCTGTACCATATGACCGTCAATCGTTGAGCTGGTCTCCCAAGGATAAGGCGAGATACGATGCTATCCTTAAAAAAGCAGACAAGATTGAATATGTAAGCCACAATTACTACAATGGATGCCTGCTTACGAGGAACCGTTACATGGTAGACAATGCCAGCCACCTGATTGCAGTCTATGATGAGAATCAGGGTGGCGGCACTAAATACACGGTTGACTATGCCCGAAAGAAAGGGCTGAACATTATTATCATCGAACCATGAAGGAGGTTTGATTCACAATGGCACAGTACATTGATCAGATCGCCGGTTACATTGCAGACAACCCGAATTAGGATTTTGAGCGATGTGACGGCAAGGTGTTTTCCTACTACGAGGTAAACACCGCGAACATGAGCGCGACCAACAACACCCTGTCTATTAACGGCGGTCAGGGCAACTATCCGCTGGCATTCATTGAGACCGACAAGGCGTAGGAATTCACCTTCGCCAGCTCTCAGTTTTCTCTGGATATGTTTGCCATGGCGAACGCCGTTCAGATGAAGCAGGGCGATGTTGCTACTCTGGAGAGCAAGCTGTATGAGGTGAAGGCCGGTCTCAACGTAACCATCCCTTATGAGACGCAGGCGGAATCCGTGAAGATCAGCGGTTTTGAACAGGCGGATACCGCAGCTGCTGGCAAGTTCTCCGTAGCTGCCGGTGACGGTGATACTCCCACTACGGAGATCACCTTCCACGAAGGCGACATTGCTGTTGGCGATACCATCCGCATTGCCTATCGCCGCCGTGTGAACGGCGCATCCATGGCGACGGTCAAGACCAACTCCACTACCGCCAAGGGCGCTCTGTATGCACACTGGCCGGTCTACTCCAGCGGCACCGATTGCACCGAAAGCTCCATCAAGGGCTATCTGCATCTTTATATTCCGCGTGTGCGCGTGACTGCGCTGCCCGGCTTCGACAACAGCTACAAGTCTGCTGCTACCAACAGCGTGACTTTCAGCGCCATCGACCCGAAGCGCGCAGACGAAAAGATGTACGATCTGTACTACGAGCCGCTGGATGCTAACGGCGCAGTTGTCACTACGCCCACCGGCGAAGTGACCTGGAACTGATGATTGATCGGGGACACAGCATGAGCGCTGTGTCCCTTTTCTGATGCAGAAGGAGGAAAAGGACAATGGCGAAGTATACGAACTAGCAGTAGGTCGCCTTTGCCGAAAAGGCACTTGCTGAAGGCTGGAAATACTGGTACGGAACGTGCGGCTATAAGGCCACTCAGTCCCTGTACGAGAGAAAAAAGAAGCAGTATCCCAAGCACTACACGGATGGCAGAACTGCGACTTATAAGAAGCATATTGCGGAAGGCCGCATGGTTGCCGACTGCGTCGGTCTGATCAAGGCGTTCTTCTGGACTTCCAACGGCACTGCTGAGAACAAGTATCAGGCAAACAACTGCCCTGACCGTTCTGCCAATGGTATGTTCTCCCTGTGCGAGAAGACCGGCAAGATCGCGACTATTCCCAACACCCCTGGTCTGGTGGTGTGGAACGACGGCCACATCGGCGTCTCTATTGATGGCATCTATGCCATCGAAGAGCGCGGTTTCAACTACGGAATCGTCAAAACCAAGATTTCTGATCGCAGCTGGACCAACTGGGGTAAACTGCCTGCATCCATGCTGGACTATGTGAACGGCGATGTGCAGGAGGATCCTGATGATGCAGCTGAATGTCCCTATACCGAGCCCACGAAGAATCTGAAGAAGGGTGCCGAAGGAACCGGCGTCAAGTGGGTGCAGTGGATGCTGGAGGGCTGCGGCTACTCCGTGGGCAGCTATGGCATCGATGGCGATTTCGGCTCCGCAACGCATGCTGCAGTAACGAAATTCCAGAAAGACCAGAAGCTGGAAGTGGACGGAGTTGTGGGCAAGCTGACCCGCGCTGCGCTGAAGGCTGCACAGCCTAAGGTTGAGATTGATCCGGATGGCGAAGACGATCCTGATGATGAAGATGACGACAAGCAGGAACATCAGGCTCCTGAAACCTCTGCACCTGCTGACCCTGAGCCGGAGGTCAAGGAGGAATATGATATCAAGGGAAAGATCGCAGATCTGTCCAAGTGGCAGGGCGCGATCGACTGGAGCAAGGCTGCCCGCGAACTGGACTTCTGCATTCTCCGTGCGCAGTACGGTCATGAGAAGATTGACGAGAAGTACAAGGAATATGCCCTCGGCTGTGAAGAACATGACATTCCCTACGGCGCGTACTCATACTGTCTGTTCGATGACGAGGAAACCGCGGTTGAGGAAGCTCAGTTCTTCATGGAGCGCATTGCGGGCACCAATCCGCTGTATCTCGTTCTCGACGTCGAGCCGGGCGGTGTGAAGGCGCGGGATATCCGCAAGGAGGTTTCCGCTTACATTGCAGAGCTGCGCAGGCTGGGTGTGCAGCGCATCGGTCTGTACATCGCCCACCATGCGTACAAGGCGTACAACATCAATGTGGACGAGGCGGACTTTGTATGGATTCCCCGATACGGCTCCAACTCCGGTCAGCCTGAAAAGGAACCGGATCATCCCTGTGATCTGTGGCAGTATACCTCCAATGGTCTGCTGGGCGGCGTCAAGGGCCGTGTGGATCTCAATAAGCTGATGGACGAAACCCGCATGGCGTGGTTTCGCGGAGAGGAGTAATGAGCATGAACATGATTGACCTGACTCCTGTATTGGAGGCATAGATCGGCCTCCTTGCCACGATCATCACCGTCAAGGTGATCCCGTGGCTGAAGAGTAAAACGACCAAGGAACAGCAGGATTACCTGCTGGCAACTGCCCGCGTACTGGTGTATGCGGCTGAGCAGGTGTATGGCGCCGGCAAGGGCGACGTAAAGATGCAGTATGTGCAGGACGAGCTGGAAAGTAGAGGCCTGAGTATTGATCTTCCCGTCATCGAGGCGGCTGTACGCGAGATGAACCTTATCGAGAGCTGGGAAACCACCATCGAACTGGAGGAAACTGAGGATGGCAAGCACTAAGCCCATCCCGCCGACAGATCAGACGGAAAAGGGACTGCCGCAGGTCGGCAGTCCCGAAAATACCGTCGTAATCGGCGGTGAATAGATTGAAATCAAGCCCACGAAGCTGCGCTATCAGCGCAACCGGACTGCGGCATTTTATAAAGTACTGGAGATGTATCCCATTGCTGATATTCTAGCCATGGAAGCTGGAGCTTTCGGCGACGATCGCGACGGCGACAAAGCCTTGATGGACTGGCTGATTGCGGTGACAGATCATCCCGATCTGGTGACTGCCCATTACGATGAGATGGACACCGGAACCATCGAGCAGCTGCTCACGATCTTCCGGCGCGTGAACCGGATTGATGAAAAGGAACAGAAGCTAAAAAACCTGCAGACGGCACGAAAGGCGTAACCCTTGATCGTGCCGTCGCAATGATTGCTGCGCATCTGGGCGTGGTAGATGAAGAACGCATCAACGACATGAGCTATGTCTTCTTTGATGATGTTCTTCGGGAATAGGGTTACAAGCTGAACTACGAAGCGGTTGCCAACTACGCAGGCAATGCGTTCTGCGAAAAGAGCTGGGATATGATCCAGAAGAGCAATCCCTTCAATATTGTCGAAGCCCGCAGCGGCTCTCAGGCAATGGGAAGCCTTGCAAGCTTCCTGGGATCGAGCAAAATCACAATCATGGGAGGAAATGCGAAATGAACATGAAGCTTGAAAAGTTTGAATATACCCACGCCTTTCAGATGGGCGATATGGTTTTCAAGGTGCGCGAAATGGTTCCGTACAAGGAAAAGGAACAGATGGCGTAGGATATCGTGTCCGGTACGCTGGTGTTTGACGAGGAAGCAGGCATTGCCTATGAAGCTTACAATGCTGAGCTGATCCGCGCGTTCCTGATTATGAAGTACTATACGGATCTGGACCTCGCGGAGTACGACAATCCCGAAGGACGCTGCGCCGTTCATGATGCACTGGCCTCCCACGGTCTGTGGCGAGAAATCATGGACATTGTGGATGCGGACATGGATGATGTGGATGTGATTGCCTACAAGCTGGGCAGCTCTGCCCGACGCAGCTTTGAGGAAAAGCATTCTCTTTCCCGCATGCTCATGAAGACCTTCGGCGCACTGCTGGGCACTGAGGATCTGACTAAGACTGTGGTAAAAGCTGAAACGCTCAACGGTAAACTCATCGATATGTTAGCAGCAGTACATAAGCAGCCGACCGCCAATACGGGCGGTCTGAAGCTGGCGAAAAAAGGTTCGTAATCTTCTCTTGCTATTTTCCGCTGCATCGCGTATAATAGAGGCGTAGCATAATATCCTCATGAACAAAAGATGCGCGCCGAAAGGAGGAATTGACATGGCGACGAATACTTTTGAACGGAAGATTGTAATCAATGACAGCGTGTCAAAAGAAAAGCTGGCAAAGGTTCTTGAATCTGCGGAGCCCGCTAGGAAGCTGACGAAGCCTCTCTATTCCGGTGCGGAAAGAGAACGGAGTGAAAAATTATTAGCACAGTACTTGTTCCGCTCCAAACGCTGATTGATACTGCCGGAGAAGACAGAACAGCTCTCATGCAGATTCTGTCTTCTTTTTCATGTGCAAAAGATCATGATATTGAAAACTTTATCCGCAACCGGGCGGTAGAGTTTGAGGAACTGTCCAAGGCCAAAACATATCTCATATGTGATGAGACCGTTTTGCGGGACGAAGGTCAGCTGTTGATCTTGGGTTATATTTCGTTGGCTCTCAAGGTTTTACATATACCAGGGGGATTGTCCATCCGGGAACGAAAGGAATTGGATGGATACCGTGGTAAACATCGCGGAGAGCCGATCACAGATATCCCTTGCTATCTTATCGGTCAGCTGGCACGCAATGAGGGAGTTTCTAAGGAGCAACTTTCCGGAAGAGAACTGATCGAGGAAGCACAACGCATTATCATGACCGCAGTCGAGGCGGTTGGAGGACGGTTTATGATGATTGAATGCCATGATGATTCGAAGCTTTTGAAATTTTACGGTGACAATGGGTTTAAGGAGATTGCTCGTATCGCAGATGCAGATATGCCGATGGTGCAGATGCTATGCAAACTGGTGGATTGAGATGAGCTATGTGTGCGATATGATAGACATGAATAGGCTTATTGAACGAATCGTACAGAGGATTGCTAGTGTGTACATATAACACAGGAAGCGGCTGAAGTCACCTTGCGAAAAAACAGATTTTTTAGTGTTCTGCATGATATGAAATTGGGATACGCAAGAGACGATGCAGAAACTAATTTCTGTTGTTATCAGAACGAAATTGAATACGGTGCATGGAACCGAAATGAACTTGGTGAGATTGTTGAATAAGCAGTCTCGCCTTTTGATTTATTCGAGGTGGTGAGTGAACATGGCGCAGAGTCAGAATAAGCTGGTCGGCACATAGTATCTGGATCTGAGCAGACTGAGAAACGATGTTGCTGAAACCAATAAGCTGTTGCAGTCTATCGGAGCAGGCGTCAATTTGAATATGACGGACGTTGTGCAGAAGCAGGTTCAGCAGATGCTCCAGCAGTTTCAGAAGGAGCTCAAGCAGGCTGCGGCACACGGTACCAAAGTCGGTCAGCAGATGGGCGCGGGACTCCAGGGCGCGAACAGCCAGATTCAGCAGCTGCTCACCACGACGCAAAGACTGCCGAAGGTCGGCTCCCTGATCGAGACCCAGAAGGGCTATGATAAGCTGGGCAATACGATCACTGAGGTCTATAAGAACGGTCAGCTGCTGAACCGCTCGCTGAAAGCCGATTCTGCATTCACAAAGGATCTTGCCGAGGCGAATCGGATGTATCAGGAGCAGATCGGTCTGGTCAGGAAGCTGTATGCCATGAAGACGCAGCGGCTGAAGTCTGAGGACGGCACATTGACGGCGGTGGATCTGGATAAGCAGATCAAGGCGACTGAAAAGCAGATCGCCGGTAATGAACGGCAGATTACGATACTGGACAAGCAGGCTGTAAAGCAGTCGAACCTTTCGAAGCTTGCCAAGGAGCGAGCCGAGTTTGAAACCAAATACAACACCGCTGTTCTTGCCCAGCAGGATAAGAAGAACGCGCAAACGAAGGCAGAAGCAGATTTGGCCGCGTCAGGAGCAAATGAGCTGAAAACTGTTCAGCAGGCATATAAGCAGCTGATCAATTCCTATCGCCAGTATAATGCTGCTGTCAAGAATGGCAACGAGACCGGACAGACCTACTGGAATCAGGGCGCGGCTCAGGCGATGAATGAGATCAATCTGATCGAACAGAAGCTGGGTACGCTCAATATTGAAGAGGGTACCCGAAAAAAGATCCTTGATCTCATTCAGCAAGCGAAGAACGCAGAGGCTACTCACCAGAAGCAGATGGAGGGCACAGGCGGACAGCTGAATGAGCTGGATCAGACACTCAACAAGATTGGCAGCCGCATTCTTCAGATGGCAACGACCATGCTGGTTCTTCGTGGGCTCACCACCATCTGGCGGGAAGCGACGGATTATGCCCAGAAATACTACGATCAGATGAATGAGATCCGGATTGTATCCGGCAAATCTCAGGCGGAGATCAATCGATAGGGTGTCAGTTATCGTTCTCTTGCAAAGGAAATGAACGTTGCGTCCACCGAGATTGCAACCGCTGCTGTGGAATTCTGGAGGCAGGGTCTTCCGGAGGACGAGGTCAACAGCAGACTGAAATCGACCATTCAGTACGCCAAAATCTCAGGTTTGGAATTTGATGAGGCTGCGGAGCTGATAACGGCGGCAACCAACACCATGGAAATCAGCGCCAAGCGGGCTGCAGACGTATTTGCCTATCTGGGCGACGCTTCGGCATCGGGCGCGGATGAAATCGGCATCGCCATGCAGAAGGCTTCTGCATCGGCGGTTGAGTTTGGTCTGAGTTTTGAATGGCTGGGCGCATATATCGCGACGATCTCTGAAAAGACCCGTCAAGCTCCTGAGGTCATCGGTACCTCCATCAACAGCATCATGGCGCGCCTGCACTCGATCAAGGCCAAGGGCTACAATGAGGACGACGCCACCCGGATCAACGACGTTGCCAAGGCGCTGAGTACGATCGATGTTGCCCTGATGAGATTTCCAAGGCCAATCAGAAAAAATGGTCTTCTGATAATCAAAGTGCAGGAGAAAGTATAGACAACGTCGATTCAAACAGTGATTTTGTTGAGAATTGGATGCGTTTGATTGTAGAACAGGAGAATCGAGAGAGGCTGAAGCATGCATTGAATGAGCTAACAAAGTATCAAAGAGATGTAGTTGTATTGTACTTTGTGGAGAAAATGTCACAAAAAGAGATCGGCGAACGTCTTGGGTGTACGAAGCAATCTGTTAGCGAATGTATAAATGCAGCGCTGAAGAAGCTCAGGAAGTATTTTGATCGCGCATGATCCTCACTTGTTGCCCGGCGATGTTTTTCACAAAGAGATGGAATTAAATAATTATATCAGAATTGAACTTGATGTGAACGGTATAAAGTGGCGAGAGTGTGAGAATGTATTTGACAGGCTCAGATGACAGAACTGCGTTGCGGGAGCAGTCTGAAATTTGATGAAATTAGTTTATTAATCGATGTATTGTGAATATCAAACAACAACCAAAACAAGCCCGCGAAATAATGAAAATTTGCAAGGAGGAAATGAAATGGACAACTCTATGAAGAGTACTAAGCACGTACACCCTATGAACAAAGTACATAAAAGCTTCGAAAAGAATCTGCATGAGCATGAAAAAAAGACGTTTGGAGGTATGTTTTATACTGACAAAGCAAAGAAACTGCATATTGCAGTCATGAATAGCTGTGACCCTCTGGTTGAGCAGATGTCTGCAGATAACGTTGTTTTCCATGAAGTTAAGCATTCATGGGAGGACCTTAACGATGTTCAGAATGCGGTTACATCTATTTTCAACAAGTACGGAATTCACACAGCCAGTTTTGAGCCGGAAGCCAATCGCATTAACATTGGTGTAGAGACGGTCAATGGTGATGTCATCCGAGCAATCCAAGCAGAGATGAAAGGCATGGGTTATGCTGATAACAGCATGTATGGAATTACTCAAATGGACCGTATTAGCGGATTTAAGCCTATGAATGATTCTGATGCCGTGGTAGCCGAAGCAGTCAACTATGCGCTTGCAGCAGAAGCAGTTTCTGCTGATGAAGTCAATGCCTTGACTGTCATGCCTGGCGGTATGATTCAGGTAAAAAACAACAACGGCTCTTATGTGCAGCTGTGCTCTGTGAATTTCGGCTACATTTATAACAACACTCCGTATCTGGTTGGCGCTGGTCATACCGGTTCTGCAGGTTATGTTGGTTGCGATGCTTACTATGTTCCGCCGATCATTGCAGTAAATGGTGAGGCGGCATACCCTATTGCTGGTATGGATACCACATATAATGCTGTTAACCGCGTAAAGATTGGCGTTGTTGCCCTGCAGCGTCTCGGCGGGAATTACGATCTGCGTACCATTCGGATTACTGAACCCAATATAAACTTCACCCATGTTGCGTATAATGGCTGCCGCGTCAGTGAACTTGGCGGAACAGTGACGCAAGGCGCTCCGCTTCGTATTTGCGGTGTTACTACCCGTTATGATGCGGATTATGAGGTCGGATATTGTGCGAACGCTCAGACCTCTGTATCTGCATATGATACAACGATGACCAACATGATCAAGCTGGATATCGGCGCAAATAACGGCACCAGTGGCGGTCCGGTCATGACGCCGCGTGATGATGGTACTTATCGACTCGTTGGTATTGCATCTGTTAATGGCGTTGGTGTTTGCTATGCTGCACCTGTGCGATACATGATGAGTACTTATGGACTTTCTATGATGTCTGAAGGTAGTATTGCTATCGGATGAGACACTTGAATACACGATCATAAGTTCTGTTGTGTATTTATCTAAATAATTCTAACAACACCCTGACAAAGCCCCTCTCAATCTTAGTAAGGTGAGAGGGGCTCATATTATTTAAAACGTTCTTGAACGGCAGCCTGTGAATGAAATTGTATTGAAAAAGAGGGGCAATGACCGCACAAGATAGCAAGTCCCTCTCGTGAATTTGGTTCTTGAAAGAAAGGAAGGTATGAGAATGAACAAAGTTTTTATCTCTGGCATGATTATTGACACCCCCATCTTTCACACAGAAAAGAGCAATGTTGCACATTTGGTTCTGAATCTGGCTGTACGGCACAAGACCAAAACCGGTGAACTTCGCACAGAAGTATATCGCGTCAGCGCATGGAACAACACTGCGAAATGGGGCGTAAAGAATCTCGGAAAGGGCCAGATTGTTGCGATTCATGGCTATCTTACCCAGCGCCAGATCAAGGTGGGCAGCGTGACAGTGGTTACAACCGAGATTGCTGTCGATGAATTTCTTCCGACGCAAGTTTTGCGCAGTAAGCATGACTCAAGCTCCTCTACCGAACCCGCAAAATCAATAGAAACAGCAGAATCAGAGTAATTGCCCGCCCTCAAAATTCATTGAAGAGAGAGGTGAAGCCCATGATATGGACCTAGGAAAGATAAGGAAGGAGGTGAGAAAAAAATGGAGGAAGCTGCAACGAGCATTCTCGAGCTCGCCCTTGAACAGGGCGTCTGGGCGGCGCTGTACATCTATCTGTTCTTCCGTATGCTCAAAGAGAACAAAGAAAGAGAAGAGCGTTACCAGGCGACCATCGATCATCTGAGCGTAAAGATCGAGAAAGGAATCGAAGACGTCAAGAAGTCTGTAGATGAGTTGTCTTCAATGTACAACT